TTTGGAGCTTGCTGCTTTTATTGAATTACTTTTAAAAAGAAATAAAATAACTAAAGATTATGGTGCATTGTCTTTAAATCAAAATGAAAGATCAAATGCTTTATCTTGGGTAGGAATGGGTGTTTATGGAAACTATTCTTTAGATTTTTTCACTAATACTTACAATGAATTAAATATTAACAATATGTCAATATCAGACTTTAGAAAGTCTGATTATTTAATGAAAACTAATTTAAATTATTTTTTACATATTGATTTAAATTTAAGAGTTATAGAAGATTATAATTCTTCAACAAAAAGAAATGCCACTTCTTTAAAAACTAATAAAAGAAGGTGGGTGGGTGTTAGTGGAAATGCTGCTTTTAGAACAGAAGCAAATCAAAATGCTTCGCAAGCTAAAAATGATTTTTGGGATGGGCATAATGCAAAAATAAATTCTTTAACTTCATATGTAAATCAACATATGGATGAATTAAAATATAAAAGTTTTGAATCAGATTATCAAATAGCAACTAGTCCTTCAGACGACGAAGAGAATGATTCATCAAATAATGACTTTCAAGAAACAAACGATAATATAACTGCAGGTAATACTTTAAACTTAAATAATAGTCTTATGTTAAATGAAATTGAAAATGAAAATATTTTCAATGAAGCAAAGTCATTAAAAGAATTTTTAAAGAATCAAGAAGGTACTAAATCTGTTTTTGAAAAATATAATAGATTGCATTTTGAAGATGTAAATTTAGAGACTAGCAATGATTTAACTTTATATGAAAAACAAATTGTTATTAGTACAAATTATACTGCTTTAAGTGGAAGAAGTTATGACAGAAATCTAAATCAATTAAATCTAATTAAAGGTCAATTAAGTAGATTTAAAAATATAACAATAGAAACAGATCAAGAAAGAGTAGGTGTCGGTCATGGAGCCATTGTCCCTTATACGACTCAACAAAAGCTTATAATAAAAGTTAAAAAAGAAAATTATAAAAAAGAACGTAAAATAAATAAAGATCTTTTAAATAACTTTCAAGCATTAGCTTCAATACTTTTAATTGAACCGCATTTATATTTAGATGTAGTAGAACAAGATACAATTAAAGAAGAAATGAATCGAATAATATCTGAATTATTCGATATCGATGTAATTCCATTACATTACAATTATTTAGAAAGCAATTTTTTAGGTACTTCACATTTGTATGTAAATATGTATTCACAATTAAAAACAAGTCAATTTGATACTGAATCTAATTTTAGTCAAAAACAAAAGAATGTAATGATTGCAAGTGAATTGGCTTTTCTTTTAGGACTTATACTTGTTGAAGCAAGTTCAGGTATAGGTCTAGGATTTGCTATATTTGGTACTGTTAATTTTGTAAGCACATTAGTAGAAGGCTTTTTTGAAGGAGTTAGTGATGATGCTCTTTTACAATTAAAAAGAGTTTTATTAGCTTTTAGTGAAAGTCAAAACTTTCAAAAAGATTGTAGAGAGTATTTACAATTTATCGATAAGATGGATTCTAAAGAAATACTAGAGGAATTAAAGAAAAGTGCTTTAGAAAGAATTGAACGAGAAGATGAAGTATTATATAAAGATTTCTTAAATCAAATAGATCAGTCAGACACTGTATTTAGTGGTATACAAAATTTTAGTGAAAAAATAATTTACAATACACCTTTATTTAAAAAGTTTGTAGATCTTAGCACTAGATTAAAAACATCTAGTGCAGTAAGAAGAATGATAGTTAAAAATACTAGTAGTGGAGATTTTGATAAATATAGATTTAATGGTTTAAGTGATAGACTTCTTATACAACCATTAGAAGAATATATGCAGTATTTGTTTATGTTTCCTATGAGGGAAGAGTTTTTTGAAAATGAAGATTTAGCTACTGAAGTTTTTTATATTGATGATTGGAAAAATGTTGTTAAACCAGAAATAGGCATAGAATATTTTAATAATAACAATTTGATTGATGCTCAAATAAATAATGAAGAATTTGAGTTTACATTTTTTAAAGATAGAAAAGATCAATTAAAACAATTACAAAATCAAAGAATTGCTTACTTAAAAAACATTGCCAAAGCATTACTAGAAGATTCTATAATTTTAAATAAAGACATATTAGAAAAAGAAAGTTCAGAGCTACTAACTATATTTGATGGTAAAAGTGTTTTTGAATTATTAGAAACAAATGCTTACCCTGACATAAAACTACCAAAATCTCCTGAAGATTTTAGTAGTTTTAACGAAAATCCAAGTATGCATCCAATGTTCTTTATAAAAGATTTTAATACTTATTACGAGAACGATAACAATTTAAATACGTTTATAGATACAAGAATTAATAACGCAGAAAAGATTGTAAAAAATTCTAAAAACTTTATGGATGCAATGAGAAATGGAGCTGTATTTAAATTAGGAAATCAATACAGCTCTAACTTGAAAAATGTAAAAAATAAAGAAACATTTAAAAAGATGTTTGAGGACAATGACTTTTTAACTGATACTTATGAATATCCAAGTGGAAATGTAATCTTAAGTAAAGAAGTTTTAACAACTGAAAAAAAATTAGAAGAGGATAATAAAACTACATTAAATAACATCGTCTTAGATTCAAAAGATCCAGACAATGAATCTAAACTAAAGGATATAAAGAAAATGAATTCAGCTTTAATGTCTGAGTTTAAAGATGTTAGAAATATGTTTGGAAGTAAACTAGGGTATAAACGAAGAAAAAGTAACAATAACTTAAACAATTTACCTTTTAAAAACAATCCATTAGAATTAGAAAATTACAATCCTGTAGAAATATCTAAAGATTCTTCTAAAGGTATAACAACTGTACCTAGTTTAAAAAATGCTTTTCCTACATTTAGATTATACTTAGTAGAAGAAGATAGTATCTTTAGTGATCGTTTAACTGCATATGATGACTTTTTTAGTTACAATTCTGTCATTAGTTTTTCAATAGAAAACAATAGAAATTTACCTGCTGCTACTGCAAAGATACAATTACAAAACTTATCAGGTATTTTAGATGGTAGTAGAAAAGGTGATTTAGTAGATACTGATATACCTGCTGATATAGATGAAGATTCCTTAGATTTAAAAAATATATATAGAAAGTATGCTGACTCAGTAGTGCTTCGTCACGGAATCAATGTCCAGCTTAGGGCTGGATATGATTCCAACACAAACGAATTAGATATATTAATATCTGGAAGAATAACTGATATTTCATATGGAAACAACAATACAATTTGCAATATTATAGTTCAATCTTTTGGAGTAGAATTAGATACAAAAGTAAAAGGTGCAAATGCATTTAGTGACAACAACAACCATTTCTTAACAACACATCATTTACTTTCTCATGCAATAATGTCACCAGAGCTAAAACACTTTGGTAGAAGAAAAGTTGGTCGTAAATTTCAAACATCAGAAGCTATGGAACCTTCACTAGACTTAGAAGATTACAGCAATAGTAGTTATTTTGATTTAAAATACACTAGAACATTCACAGATGTGTTGTCAGATAATAGTGTATATTTATTCTTTTTGTTAGGTGCAATACCTTTAGGCAAATTTGGTGGAGCTGTAAGTAAAAAGCTTTTTAATAAATATATACCTCAAGCATTAAAAGGTCCTGCTTCTAGATTAGGACAAAGTGTTGCAACATTTGGTAAGAGTGTTTATGACAATACAGCTGTAAAAGCTATTAGTTATGTTGGAGTGAAGACAGGGCAATTAGGATATAAGATAGGCTGGAGTGGAGGTAAAACTACTAATACTGCAATAAAAAATTTAATTCAATTTAGACAAATGTCAAATATAAGTCCTTATAGTAATGTAATGAATATAGGTTTGGAAAATAAAACTCTAATCCAAAATGTAGCTAATGAATTAAAACGTAGTAGTATTTTAGGCCGAATTATAAATAAATATGGTTATGGAAACAGAATCATATCTAGTTCTCCAGTTACTAATAGTTTTTTAAATAAAGCTGAAAAATTAATAGTAAGAGAATTAGGTTATGAAAATGCTTCAAAATTAGGTTTTATTAATCAAGGAATTTTATCTAGAGTAGGTTATGGATGGAATGTTTTTACTGGCGGTGGTTTAACGAGAGCATTTATTGGTCAGTATGCATATGCAATTCCTTTAGTTGGTGCAGCAGCTTATTATGGAGGGTTTATAGATAGTTTAGTAGCAGCTAAAAACTTTATATTTGATGCATTTGAAACACAACAAAAAGACAGATTTAAGCTTACTCAAAAATTGTTATTATCACCTCAAGATGATAATATTTTTTCACCTGACCCTAAGCTATATATGCATGATAGTAGTTATCCACCTGTTTTAAACTTTTTATATCAATTTTACGATGCTACTATTTTGAATTATTTTAATATAAGTAGTGAGGATGTTAGAAAAGAAATATATGAGTCTTCTTTTTTCTTAAGTGAAAAAAGATTAGACATTAATAAAAACGAAAACTTATATAAAATAAATGGTCAAACTGTATGGAAAATATTTAAAGATATGTCTTATAGACATCCTGGATATGTCTTTGGTATTAGACCATATGGTAATTCAATGGAATACAGAATGTTTTTTGGGTTACCTAATCAACGTTATTTTAGTAAACAAGTAACCAATAATGTTATTGATAGACTAAATAAAATAGAAGAAGGCATATTAAATAGTTCTGAAGGTTTAATAAACGAAACAACCTTAAATATTTTGTTTCCTATTTATAATAAGAACCAAACTGAAAATAAACGATATTTGTTTAGTACATTAGCAATTGACGAATATCTTCGTAAAACAAAAGATAGGTTTACTCCGTATCGTCAATATCATTATATAACTGCAGAAAACAATATCATCTCAAATGATATTGTTGTATCAGGACATGATTTGATCAACAGTATTAAAGTGCATTATCAAATGTATACTTCAAGAGATGGAGAAGGTTCTGATTTAAATACTATTGAAGTTTCTTCTTTATATAAGGTAAGCGAACATAATAGAAAAGAAGTTGTTTTAAATGATCCAAATGGCAACATTAAAGGTATTGCAAATGCTTTTAGATGGGGCATGGGTGCTTTATTAGAAAGAAGTAAGAAACTTTATCAAGGGTCTTTATTAATATTAGGTAATACTAAAATAAACACTAATGATGTTATTATTCTTAAAGATAATATTACTAACATGCATGGACCATTAGAAGTAGATTATACGATACATTCTTTTGACTTCCAAACAGGCTTTATAAGTGAAATAGGAATAAGTGCATTAGTTACAGGAAACGAATCACTAACTTATCCAACTTATAATGCAATGATTGAATATGAAGCTAGAAGAGAACTCTTTGAAAAGTTCTCTTCTTATCGAAGCTTTCAAGATTCAGATAGTGATATAAAAGATACAATTAGATCTGTTGTAGAAGATACAATTGAAAAAACAAATAGAGACTCTGCGATTAAACTAGATGTTGAAGATAATTTGACAGACATTATTACGAATAGTGTTTTTGATGAAATAAATTATAGAAAACAAAACAATCTACCTAATTTTGTTACTGATGTAACTCCTGAAAATGCAGATGCAATTGCAGCATTAACTAGCGGAGGTATCTCTAGAGATACCGCATCTCAACTAATTAAAACTAGTTCATTTATAATAGGAGCTGGTGCTATGGGAAGTAGTATGTTTACTGAAGCACGTTATAATAAATTCTTAAGCAAAGGAATGGTATCTAGTTTAGGTAAAGGAAAGGGCGCATTCTTATTTGCATTGGGTTCATTTACTGTAGGAATGTTAACAGATTTTGGTCTTGATAAACTTGATGATTCTTACAAAAGTGGCAATCTAGGTAAAAACTACTTTAAGAAAGCAATATTTTCTTCTATGAAGGGTGGTAACAACGTACAACTATACCCTTTAGTTAGAGATGGTATGCCTTTACTAGCAGGTGGTTTTGAAGAGATATCAGATAAAGATATATGGGAAAATGTTTATGGAAACATTTATAACAGTATGTCTAATGCTGTAAGTGCACGAGTTAGTCGTGAAAAAGAATATGATGAAATAGGTAGAAGAGTTTTAGAAATATCAGAAACAGATGATGATTGGAGTTTCGCAACAGAGATATTAAGTAGTGATTTAACTGCTGCTATTTTTGGAGATGAAACTAGAAGAAGAATAACTGGTTGGTATTTAAGTGACAAGTAAAGGAAACAATTATGGAAACATCAGGTAGAAGAAGTTTATTTTCATATAACAACAGTTTAAATAGCTTTCAGTTTAATTTAAATGAAACAAGATACTTAAGTTTAGATTGTTACATTGTAGATATATGTGCAAATTATAAACCTACTACTAAGTTTATAGATAAAACATTTGAGTCAGGAATTCATTTTATTATTTTCTGTAAACAAGATTATGAATTCTACCATGTTATGTGGCCTAATAGTTATGATGAATTAAGAATGATTTATGGTTTAGATGAAAATATAATAGGTAGAGAATTATTAGTATTTTCAAAATCTTTTTCACAAGATGAAATTCAATATGCTAAATTTACTTTTAAAAAAGTAGATGAATCATTTTATCAAGATGAAAAAACTGATACTTATATTAGCGGTGCGTCTCTAGGAGGTTTGAATATAGATCAAACCTCTCAAGATAATGCATATTTATATAACGAACAAGAAGGCACTGGAGAAAGTTGGAGGAATCCACATGTCAAGTAAAGTATTAAAAGCTCAATTTAACAAAAAGTGTGTTGCAGGTTTAAAGTTAGATATGAACTTTACTGCTTTATATGGTGGATATAATGGCTTATCAGCTATAGAAATTCTACCATCAGGTATAAATATACAGCCTGGTCCTGGAAATCCTTTATATATTAACACTAATAATATTAAAGGACCGATGCATAGTAATAGTAATATACCGTTTGATTATTTACCAGGTTTGCTTAATCCAACTCCAAGAAAGTATTTTGATTTACCTATACTTGGATCAATGACTCAAATAGCAATAGCTTCTGGAGCTATTGCTATTTTACAGGGGATGGCATGATTATTAATTATGATAGCAAAGATATCTTCTTGACAGAAGATTTTGATATTATTGTTTCTAAAAAAACAGATAAAGTTAGAAATGCAACTTATGAAGATAACGAATTGTTAGAGCAAACTATTACTAGAAGAATTCAAACAAATGCAAATGACTTTGAAATAGAAAAAATTCTTTGTGCTAATCTAAACGATGAATTAGGTAGTAAAATAGATAACAGTCTTGTTAATAGAATCCAGTCTAGAATTATAGAGACATTAACTATAGATGGTTTTTTAGAAAGTGAAAATCTTTCTATTTCTGTAGTTATGCAAAACAATGTAAATGCTATAGTTACAATAAATGTATATAACAATAGAATTAATAGAGACGAGATTTTCGCATATGGTTTTTCATATAATCTAGATAACAATTTAACAGTACAAAATTTTTAAGGTAATACAATGGCTAGATTAATTCCTAATATAAGTGAAACACAAGTTAAAAGATCTATAGAAAATGAGATCTCAAATAACTTAAATTTAAGTTACAACGCTATTGATTCAACAGTAAATATGTTTGCTGAAAGCGTTGCAGATGAACTTATTTTTGTACGTAGACAAGTTGAGAATTACTTTAACAATTCTCAACCTTCAAATGCTACAGGAAGTAATCTAGATAAAATTGCTTTTGAAATGTACGGTTTAACTAGAATACCTGATTCATTTGCAGAATCTAATGCTAATGAAAGAAACTTCTACTTTTATCCTGATGAAGGTACATTTGGAAGTTTGAATGGCAATAACGACATAGTTATACCAGTGGGAACCTTAATATCTACAGAACGTGATATAGATAATTCACCTATAGTTTATAGAACTGTTGCTAATGTAATACTTGAAGCTGATTCAAGACAAGCTTTTTTTTCCGCAATAGCTGTCAATACAGGTTTTAACTACAATGTAGATTCTAATAGTCTTGTACATCATAATTTTACAGATTACTCTATGGTAAACTTTGGCGGATTAAATGTATCTAATGTATACCCTATCTTAAATGGTAGAGATTTAGAAACGGATGAAGATTTTAAATTTAGATTAACAAACTTTTTAACATCTCAAATTAATCTTAATGTAGATGCAATTACATTAAGATCTTTGTTAGTGCCTGGAGTTGTAGATATAAGAGTTATACCTTCTTATAATGGTATAGGTACTGTTGGTGTCATACTGTTTAATACAGGTAAAGAAACTAACGTAAATATAAATAATATGGTTCAATCTAGAATAAATGAACTAAGATTGCCAGGGAGAAAATTGATTGTTAATCAAGGTATAAAAGTTATATTTGAGTTTCAATTAAGAGTATATGTCCGAACAGGTGTTAGTGAGTTAGTAAAAGAACGTATAAGGAAGAATGTAAAACAAGATTTATACTCTTTGATAAAACAGTTAGAAAACAGCAAAGTGATAGATTTTGAAACCATATCTACATACCTTAAAAACAGTTTTAACAATGGAGATGTTGTTGGATTTGGCAATCAATCTAATAATAGAAACATATTTGAAAAACTATATATACGAAAAACAGATAGATATAACGAATATCCTGAAGAGCGACAAGAATTAATGAATAGCTTTTATATTATTAAAGAAGATGAAAGAATTAACTTTGGTAAAATAGATGTTATTATAGAAGAGGATCTTAGATAATGAGTAATGTAGGCCAATCAATAAGAAATAGATTTCCTTACTGGTCTAAAGTTAGAAAAGATTCTTCTTCTGACTCTGCAATATTATTAGATAGTATTGGCAAGTATATAGAAGATGCTCGCATTTCTAACTATAAGATGGAAATGCAACAAGAAGTTTTGCATGGTTTACCTGTATGTGAACCAGCAAATCTATATATTATAAATGCTTTTGAAAGTGAAAAAGTTACAACGCTTTTAGATGAAGTTAGAAAACTAAATACAATCCTATTTACAGGAACTAGGAACGATGAAGAGATTCCTTTAACAGAAGTATACAACTATACAGATCTTTCAAATCTACTACCTACTGAATTATCAGTACATTCATCAGAAAATGTATCTGGTAGATTGTTGCATTTATTTAATAACAATAACTTAAATCATAAACATTCAGAAGTTTATGATTTTAAAATACCTAAAAAGATATGTTTCAATGTTTACGATAGCATTGAGTTTGATTTATTAAAAGATAATAAATCTCAACAAAACCGCATATTAATTAGTGGTATTGATATATATGGAGAACCCTCACAAGAATATATAAATGTATATAATGAGGGTTATTACGAATCAAAAAACTTTTATAGAAAATTAACTCCATTACAAAAAGAAGATAAGTATAATGTAGTTAAAGCTGAAACTATTGAAGTTTCAGGAATTAATGCAAAAATAGAAGTTCTGCAGTTACCAGTTAAACTAGGTAGTAAAGAACACAAAAATCTTTTTAGTATATTGAAAAGTGACCCAATTTCATTTGGAAATTCATTAAGAGAAACTTTTTTAGTAACACAATTAAAACAAAATACAGATAGTGAAAACAGTACTTATTCATCTATAGATAATATACATAGATTCTATAGAAACAGAACAGATTATCAAAATGAATATAGTACAATAGATAGTAATGAATTTGATTATGTCAAGTATTCGCAATGTTTATTAGATAGTGCTGACAATCATGTAAAAATAGAAGACTACTGTTACGATTATCAACGAAATTTAATAGTAACTGCATCAAGAGATAATATAATACGTTGGTATAATTTAGAACCTATATCATTTCAAACTAAAGAGTTTGAAAGAACTAAAAGAGTTACTTATGTAATCGAATCAGAAAAACAAAGAGTTTCATTAGGTGAAACTCTTAAGATGCATGCCCAAATTGAAAGAAATAAAGGTACAATACCTAAAGTTTTTATTGCTAGAAGAACTCCAATATCTGTAGATGGTAATGAAGAATTTAATTTTGAGTACTTACAAGAAGATAAAAGTACTTGGAGCGATCAATTATATGTTTTCGAAAATAATATATTAAATGGTGATGTTAAATTATTTTCTTCAATAGCTTTTGATGTAACCTTTAATGAATTCGGTCAATATGATTTTTATATATTTTCTTTTGCTAACAACAGAGATGTTTCATTAATTACTAAATTACAAAATGGAATTATTAATGAAATAGAATTTAAGAAAAAAGTAGAAAGCCTTTTAGAAGACAATTTACAAAGAGAGTTATTTATAAATTCTTATTCAATTATGTGTGAATATGTTACACCGATATTAGAATTAGATTCACCACTTGATTTAAGTGATGAAGAAAATTATGAAGTTGGTATATTTTATCAAAATGTAGAAAATACATTATACATAACAAGAGAGTATAGTAATACTTGTCAAGTTAGTGAAATGAAAGAGCATAAAGATTATTTTATATATGATTACGAAAATAACATAGCTGCTTTATTAGAAGAGTATGATAGCTTAACATTATCATTAGAGAATGGTGAGGAAGAGGAAATTAGTTATGATTAAAGCAAATAAAATAAGAAATAGTACTACTTTAGATGAGCTAAGTTTCAAATACGGAATTGCTAGACAAAAAGACGAAAGATTAAATTCTTTTAGAGAAAGAATTTATAAGCTTTTAAAGAATACTGCTGATACTGAAAAGTATGCTTTTGAAAAAAGTTTTGGTTGCTCTACTTCATTAACAGATTATGATTTATTTGAAATAGATTTAGTAGATGAAACCTTAGATTTAAATATAGAGATAAAAGAAAACCGTTTAATTTTTTATTTAAACGATGAAGTTTTTCATAACGAAAAACTAAGTGATTTAAAATTTATTTTTAAAGTTAGAGATGTTTTTGAATTGTATCCAACGTATTTTACAATTAAAGATTTAACTGATATTGACTACCGTTTTTTTGATGCTAAAAATTTAATGCCAAAAACTACTAAAAGAAACTATCAAAGTTTTGATGTAAATAATTTTGTAAATCTTTTACCTAAAAGTAACATCGAAAATTTACAAGACTACAATGGTCTTTTTTTGACTAACATGGGCGTTGGTGAAAACGTAAATACACCATTTACATTTTCTTTAGTAGAAAATGTATTACGCAAATATTCAGACGAACTTGAGTCAGTTACCTTTGATTACAAAGACTTTCCGTTTACTGTTAAATGGCTACCAATAAAAGCTACTGCATTTAATAGTGACAACATGGAAGATTATTTATACGATGTAAAAAAAGATAATGAAAACTATGGTGCAATTACTAATGGTAACGTAGTTGAAAGTTCTGAAAAGAATAAAGTATTATCTCAAAAAGGCGCAAAGATAATAAATTCTTTATTACAAAAACAAAATACCTATTGGGGAGAATAAGAAATGAGTGATGTATATACTTTTTATGTTGAGGAAGCTAATCAATCATTAAATAACTTAACTCCTGAATTTGTATCTATTCAACATGTTTTAGCTACTGGTTTATCAGAAGAATTGATAGGTAGTGTTGGTTTTACAACACCAGTAATAAACAATTTAGGAGAAGGCTTTTATTCATTTTCTTTTGATATAGAAGCTTACACTCATCAAGTTTATCTTATAAAGATAAGGACTGGTAATGTTAGTAGTTCACATATCACCTTACGTATGGAAGGCGTTGACGTTTTAGATGTTAAAACTAAAGAAATTAAAAGTGTAGCAGATCAATTAAAAATAATTGCAGATAGATTAGATGGTCATGTTCAAAGATTAATTGACATAGAACAAGGTGAATGGCGAATAGAAAACAATCAATTATTGTTTAGTCACCCTAATGATCCAAATGATATATTGGCTACTTTTAACTTATATGATAATAATGGACAACCAACTTCTAACAATCCTTTTAAAAGAAGCGTTGTTTCATTAAAAACCATATAAGGATAATGTATGTCTATTATATTAAGAAATCTTGGTAGCAAAATTGTTACAAGAGGTTTAGGTGGTACTGATACTGAATCTATTGATAAGTTTTGCGTTACTCAAAAAATAGATATACAAAATCATATTTACGAAGAAAAAGAATACTATCCTTTAACTGGTACATTTGCAGAAGCTGGATCTTGGCGTTGGAATGTAAGCTTTCCACAAGACTTAAATTCTATTAGAAATAGAATTGAAAATACATTAGGTGGATACTCTTACAATTTGCAGGAAGGTACAATAAAAAGTGATTGGAAAGGTTCTATTGTAGATGGTATAAAACTAAATAGTATCATCGAAATACAATACAAAACAAAAGTAAAAAAATGGTTACCTGTTATAAAAACAGGTAATTACAGTATTTATAATTATGTTAAAAAACTTTACTCAAATTACTCATCTAGTGAGCTGTATAATCCATCTTTAAATGAAGATGGATTATACGTACAACAAGTTAAAGAAGATTGCTTAGAACCCTCTTTAACTATGACTATCTTTAAGAGAGATAGAAACTTTATAAACATACCCTTTCGTACTTTTATACAGGTTAACGAAAAAGGTAATTTTGATGATTATGAATATTTTATATCTCGTGAAACAGATGATGAATTATTTATATATAGTAGCAATGACTTTAGTTTTAAAGTTGGTGTTGAATCAACAGATTTAGAATCAATTGAATGTTTTAATGAATATTTGGGTATAGGTAAATATTCAAGATCAATTGCTTATCTAGAGTATTTTCCATGTAAAAATTTAAAATTACAAACTATCTACCCTGATGGTAGCTTGATTGAATGGACTGAAGTAGATAACTTTTATAACAGTAGAGATGGTGATACTCATTATATTCTAGAAAGTCATACTGGTAAGATTATCTTTAACAATTACGAAGAAGAAAGTAATGTATGTTATGTAGATAGAGTAGATAATAGGAAATTATTTACTCTAAATAAAATAGATAATTATCCAGAACAAGGTGTTTTACTAATTGGCGGTACTGTTGAAGTTGAATATTATAGTAAAGGTAAATATGTTTTCTATTTAAAAGAAAACATATCAGCTGCAATTAATCATAAATCTAAAATAGCTTTGATTTCTCGTCCTAGAAACTTAAAAGAAGGCGAACAGATTTATGTGAATTACACAGTTACACCTAGAATAGATTATGAAGTATACGAAAAAGATTTAACTTATTATAATATAAATTTAAAACCATATACTAAAGAAGAAAGTAATGGCGTACTTCAAATATCTCCTATAGAAAAACATGTAAGCAAATTGCAATTATCAACAGACCTAAGTCAAATAGCTGGTAATGTATATGGTCCATTATATATGCAAGGTAATGCTGCACTATTATTTGCTAGAGCTTTAAACAATATTAATTCACCAGTAGAAGATATAAAAGTAACTTTTACAGCTAAAGAAGGTTTGTTTGAAAGTGAAGCTTTACAAATTACTAAAATAACAAACTTAGAAGGCGTCGCTCAAACAAGTTATAGTTACCCTTACGAACATAATGGTTTATCTCAATTTACACATGTAGATTATATTCGTAATAACTCTTACTTTGATTTACAAGATATTCCAGTTGGATTAACAGTAAATGATATAAGTGTTTTTCAAGTTTTAAAAACAGATCCATATTATGGAAGTTATGGATTGTTTTTAAATGTTACTAGTCAAGAAATAGAAAATGAGTTTCTCGTATTGACAGTAGATAAAAACATTGAAGATCCTTACGAGTATTATGCTTATGATGTAAATCAAGAAAGCTCAGCAGCACAAATACTAGAAAACATTTGTGCTGGACAAGATAGAACTATAAGGAATTATGGTTTTGCTACAGTATTTACTTTAAACAACTTAAGATCTTTTGATGATTCAGGTAAAGTTATTATTTATAAAATAGTAAATAATAAAGTGTATTTATTTTTAACTGGTGCACTTAAATCATTTTTAGATTTAAATGGAAGCTTACCATTAAGTGTAAGTGGTATTACTGTATTTAAACGTAATGAAATAAAATGGAATCCTAATGATTATCGTAATAATGAACAAGGTGCATTAGAAAGAATCATTTATAAATATAATGACACTATTGAAAACCCTGAATACCAAAAACTATTACCTTCAAGAATAATCGGTAACAGAATATATTTTGATGATATTCTGTTACCTAAAGGTTCTGAAATTGACTCTAATAATCTAATTGCTGGGTATAAAGTTTTTTATCCTAAGCTAATCAAGTTAAGGGCATTCTGTACAGACCCTGCAACAGGTAGAACTATTTTTAGTAATTTCATTAATATAAAAGTAGATTTTCCTGAATACTTAAAATCAACTAATGGATTTAGAATAAAAGATAATGTCACTGAAGAGTCTGCTGGTTTAGGTGGTGCAAACTTTATTACTATTAATCCAAACAATGTTTATCAAATCAACTTTATGGTAGAGAATTAAAATGGCTGATATATTAAAATCTTTTACTTCAAATTTAATTAGATTTGCAGCAGGTGAAAGACCATCTGCTGATAAATTCAATGCAATGGTTTCTTACTTTAGTAGAGGTATGGAAGATATATCGAGAGCTATTGGAGATGTATACGATGTAAGACCAGAAGGTGTATTGCATTCCGCTAAATGGAATGCAACAAATGGTCAACGTAGAAACTTAGATATACTTAATTTAGCTAGGATTATAGGTCCTGCATCTAATTTAAATGCAAAAATGCTAGATCATTCAGATAGTGGCAAATCAGTTAGTGAAACTATAGTTTTAGGTACTAAAGAACATGAATTAAACTATGAATTAAATAATAACAATTTATTCACTTTGAACCCATCTAGTCTAATTGAAGTTAATTCAAATTCTTTTAGCAACGAAAATCAGTATTACTATAATAGAGAAAACAATAGTATCGTATTTGCTAAACCTACTAATGAAGAGATAAGATTAAGTTATTTTACGAACCCTAATGAATACTTTGGAGGAATTAACTACTCTGAAGCAGGATTTAATGTAATACCAGATCCAAATATTTTTATATCTACAAATGCAAATACAGATGATGCTAAATTAAAGATAGAACCAGTCACAGGTGAAGACAATAGTTATACTATACAATTACCTAAAGTTTTTGCACAACAAAGCGGTTTAGCAAATGAAGATGGTTTCAAAGATGTAGATCTTTTAAACACTGAAGAATATAACTATCAATCACAAATTAAATTACCTGAATGGATGGCAGAAAGTCTTTCTGTTGGAGACGCTATACCTTTAAACAGTCTTTACTTGAAGGATTTAACTTTAGGTGAAGGTTATCTTACAGCAGATTATTTTTATGTAAGTGAAACAACAATTGAAATTAAAAATGCTTCTTTATGTATTGGAGAAGGACATAACTTTGTTTTAGTTACAGTTGCTACTGATATAACTACTAGCATTGATGATTTGCGATTAAAATGGTTCCGTCACACACATGACGGAACATTTGGCGAAGAACGTATAAACATTAAAAATCTTGCAGGCATTTTTGTAAAAGAACATGTAAGATTCTTATTGCCTGATATTTCGTTTTCTAAGTCCTCAGTAGAAGACAATCATTTACCTATGTATTTGCATAGAATCGGTTATATGACTGATGAAACCGTAAATAACGGCAACAATAGTATGCTTGGTACATTGTTAATGAGTCGTTCAGAGTTTGACTATCAAAATGCTGCAAATCAACCTGTTCAATCAAAAGATGGATTGAGTCATAGTATTTCATTTGGTGGTATCGGAAATGATGGAGCACATATAAAAAGAGATTTAGATTCTAATCTTTTTATTGAAGGTCAAGAAAATCCTAAAACAGGTTCAAATATTGCACCTAATGTACAAATAAGCTCATATAACAATATTGATTCAATAGCTGCTGATAGTATAGTAAATACTGCACCTAATGTTTTTGAAAAAGCAAATTATATTTATGACGATTATGAACAAAACAAAAAGATCCGTTACGAAAACGGATCTCAAGAATTGTTTACAAATCAAGAATACTACTATCAAACTAGAGAGTCTATTGATAATACTATTGGCAGTAATACAGTTAACGATGAAGAACATGCACTAGATTATTCAACTACATTTGAAACAACAAGTTTATTTAATACAAAAGCAGATTTAACAATTTGGAAAGATCATTCAGACATTCAAATACGTAAGGATATTGAAAATACATATACTTTGCAACCAAGAATGTTATCTGACACTCCTGATTATTATAGACCTAACTTAAATAAAATAAATCAGGAATCAGGCCAGTTTGAATGGCTTGTATATGCAGGTGAAGTATATAAAAACGGTGATGAATCTAATAAAATTGGTTGCCCTGCTATTGGTTATAAAAACTTAAATATTAAAGAATATATATTACCTATAGAAGATGATAACTTTATATTAGAGTATAAAGATGAAATAGAATTAGATAGTAGTAATAATTTTAATTTACCTTGGTTAAATAATGACGGTAATGAAATTACAGCAAATGAAAATCATGAACATGTAATATCATTTGGAGAGCTTCAACAACTTGCTCCTAGTAGTACAAATTTTAGTGAATTTGTATTAACAACACAAACAATATTAAGAGAAAGTACACAAGGAAGTACGCAAAATGTAGGAGAGTATAATTTTCTTGATAATGATTTAAGAATTTTTAAATATAAATCAAATGAAAAACGAACATTTAACTATTTAGATATAACAAGTCTCATAAATAACAACTTAAAAACAACTCCATATATTGCAGAAGCTATAGATAGAATTCAATTGCAAACCGTTAGAAACGTTAGTCAAAATTCTACAGATCAATACAAACTTCAACCTTATGGAGAAGTTGTTATATTTGAAAGAATAAATAGTATTGACTGGAACCAAGATACATATCAAGCTCACGATTACTGGAAATTTAGAAATGGTATTTTTACTCATGGTTATTTTTCTTTTGAAAATGAAGAAAATGATAGTAACAATACACCTGAAAACATAACTACTCACAGAAAATATCCAAAAGCTTTAATTAATGAAAATTTTGCAATTTATGTAAAAAATACATCTACAAATAAAATTTATTGGTTAAAACCGTATTTTATAACTTATGATGATTTTCATATGTCATATGAACCATTTAATAATGGAACCTCTTACAAGGAAGCACCTTTTGATTTTGGAGAAAACACAGATCCATACTGGACTAAACAAAATTATGATTATACAATATTAGGAAATACTATTAGATTTCACATAAGACCTAATATTATAGGTGAAAATTTTAATAGTTTTATCACAAATAAAGATGATTACACTTTTATTTTAGTTCATTCATTTGAGAATGAACAAAATACACATCAAATGCATGATAATTATACGTACATAGAAAGTAATTCTTCATTCTCTGAAGACAATGATTCTAGTTGGTATACAATACAACAATCAAATAATTCGTTGTATAATGGTGATGATACTGATTTTAATTATAATAAACAAAATATTGTAAGATATACGGATTTTGCAGGACATATAAAAAATGCACAATATAGCGGAATACCTGATAATGCAAACAATTATTGGTCTTTTATTAGTGATAGAAATTATTTAGTAGATTTAAAAAGCTATAGCGATTTAGAAGATTATAGTTTGTCTGATACATATGGCTATTACCCTATTAATAGGTATTTATATTCCTTGCCATATGGTAAGGAGTGTATTCACCGTATACACAACAGTGATTCAAATCCTATAAAAACTAGAATCAATAGGTGGAAAGATTATGGTGAAAATAGTCAATATATAACTATTTTAAGAAAAGAACCTGATCAAGCTGAACGTACAGATAATGAAGTTACAAGAAGATTTAAAATTAAAAGTTTAAATGATGGTAAATACAACAAAGAAGTGATTAAGTTTAACTTAATTAATTTTCATTTTAGAAAAACAATTAAAGATGAAGAAAGTGATATAAAGAAAACAGATAGTAATGATTCACATATTGAATGGTTGAATATACCTAATTTTGTTATCAGTTATACAAATGTAAATGAATTTAAAAAACGTTCTGAAAATGATTTTTATTTTAATGGATATTATATAGATACTGAAAACGATAATGCATATTTAAATACCAATGGAAATTTTACTAAACCAATCTTTGTTAAGATCAATGATCAATATTTAGGAAAACAATATAAAAAAGATGTTAATCTTTCTGTCTACTTAAAAAAATATATAGTTAGAAACATTTTAAGTTTATTCTCTTATCCTAAATTTGATTATAGTATTTCTTATCCAAGATTATTTAGTAATGAAAATATATTAAGTTCCTTTTCAAATTTTAAAAAATCTATTTTTTCAAATGCTTTTTATCATATAGATCATAAAAGGAAAAATATAATAAATACTTCTTTTAAAAATAAATGGAGATTGCATCTATATAGCGGTACTGGAAATCATTGGTTGGATGGAAATAATAGTGGTGTTACAGCCTTAGTAGATGACATGGATTGGGTTTTTGAAATGAGCGAAACTTTAAATTATGTATTTGGATTAAATTTTATTTTAGAAGTAAAAGAAGTAACAAATTCAGACAGTATTAAATTGAATATTACATTTGATATAACAAATTTAAATGTAAATAAAATTAAAACTGGGACATAAGGCACTATAAATGTTAACTTTAGAAGTATTAAATTACAAAGGAAAAGAAGAAAAAACAATTGCCTTAGAAGCAATTGTTTCTCAACCTGTAGATTCAATCGTATATTCTAAATATATTAATGATAAAAATGTAGAATTAGAGTATATCGAGTCTGATGAAGTTAACAGTGAAGATCATTTAAATATCAACCAATTGCATTGGAAGATAACTAGTAATAATGAAAACTATTTTGAGAACTATGATTTTTCATTTAAAACTAAATCGTTTTCATTGTTTTTTAGAGACGTTCTAATAAGTGATAAAACATATCTAAATAAAGAAGGTATTGCTAAACCGCTTTTTTATAAACATAAACGTAAAATACAAGAAGCTAACATCTACTATGTATCTTTAGGAGATACAGTAGATGTTGAATATGGTTACAAAATTCAAGGTAATTACTTATATACTAATTACATAAATTCTTATAATAAAAGAACTGGCGATTATAAAATCTACTATGTATCAGGAATAGATACAGATGGCAATTCCTTTAATGAATTGCTTAATGTAGAGCCTTGTTTTAAGAGAGCTTCTTGGGAAGACATTGACATTGATACTGGTTTATTAGAAGGTGATGTATATACAGTTAGTCAATCTGGTAATCATTTTATATATGAAGTAAATAAAGATGCAGATGCATGCTCTAAAGATAAGCTATATGTAAAAGGTTTAGATACTAATATAATACAGTTATTAGGACCTGAAGCTTTCTCTATTAAGAATGTATGGACTCCCAGGATTACAAATGGATATTGCTTTGATAACTCAACATACAAGATACCTGAGTATGAAAGACAAGCATTCAATCCTATATACGGCTTAATACGATTAGATTATAAAGATTGTTTTAGAGTTAGCAGCAGCCTTATTAAGTTGCCTGTAAACAAAATAAAGATTGATCCAAATGAAAACATCGAAATGAATGTTTTTATTTATAATGAAGAGCAAAACATAATAAAAGCATTGACTACAGATCTAAGATTAATAGGTACTCGTTTTTCTACATCTGATGTTTTGTTTGAAGAAGGTATATTATCTTGGGATGAACATAATGGCATTGTAGAATTATCTACTGCAATTGACATCACACATATTGTAGAAGCATCTTTTTATTATAATACTGATACTTACATATACAATTATGTAAACTTGAATCCTTTCCAAAATGAAAAGATAATACATAATAAATATTACTTTTACTTAAAACCTTTTGTAGGTAAACATTTAAGTAGACATGTACATCATTTCTTACTAGATGAAGAAGATAGAATACTTGAATCATCTGAATTTCCAATCAATAAAGATGATTCTTTGATTGGTAAGTATTTAAGTAATTTTAAAGCAGATTATGTAATTGATCAAAATTATATGGAGTTAGGTGAAATTACATATGACGATATATCTTATGTAGATGAGATATTACATTTTGATGTATCAAAAAAGCATCCATTAAAAGAAAGCAATTATGAAGATATAATCAATAGGCAGTTTAAAATATTACAATCTGAATATGGTTATGGAGCAGAAGGTCAAGTATATCAAAATAATGATATCTTATATATAGAAGCTCCGGCTTCTTTATTAAGTAAAAATGGCGGCACTTATTCTGAAGCTCAATTAGATCGTTTATTTAGACGTAAATTACCAGCACATATAGATATTATTATCGAATATACTTTTCCTAAGAGTAAACTACAAATAGATAGTTTATCCGCAAATAAAGTATCCATTACATTCACATGGGAAGGCCCTGGTACATATATATTAGAACGAAGTAAAACTCCTATTGATAATCCAATAGAAATATATAGAGTAGAACAATTAGAATATGTTGATTCTATAATATACGAAGATAACGATGTAGATACTGACGGTACTTATTATTATACAGTTAGAATAGATTCTCATCCTAAAAGCAATGTAACTGGAGTAAAAGTACTATGATAGGTAACTCTAATAAAACATTTTATTTTACTAATGAGAATGGAGAACTCTTAAAGAGTTCTGATCGTCAAAAACTTATAGGTGATTTAAATAATGGTATAGAAATTACAATCAATATAAATATAGTTGATTTCAATTTACCAACAATAACCCCTGTAATGTATTTGCAGCCATCTACCAATCATGGTGAAGTAGATTATCCTGGATTACAATCATCTTATTCTGATTATCAAGATCTTTTATTATGGGGATCAAATACAGATAGTCCATCAGGTTTATATATTAAAGCTCCTGCTCTTAATGAAGATGAAAATTTTCCTATAGAAAATAGAGAAAAAGTTTATTTTAGTTATACTAGAGGTTCTAAATTAGGGAATGGTATTGAGTTGTTAAATATAAAGAATATATCAATTCCAGGTGTATATAGTTATAGAATTGGTTTTACTAATAATTCTTTATCTGAAACAAGACGCTTTTATATTGGGTTACAAATAGAAGATAGAGGTTTCTAATGATAAATCCGTTGTTATTTGATTTTAGTAGAGATCTACAAGATGCAAGTAGATATAGGCTTTCATTAAAAAATAGCTCTAGAGGTTCTGATTTACAGAAGTTAGAATCCTTTTTGTTACCAAAGTTAAATAACTTTAATAATCTGGTTTTTAAAAAATCTAATTATAATGAAGCTTTAAATGTAAGAACTTTTAACTTTGATTTTAAAAATTATATGTTTTATTTTTTTTATTCTTCAAGATCTTTAAAAAGAATAAATAATCAAGTTGATTTTTTTAATACTAAAACAATTGAATACTTAAAAGTTTTAAATAAAGACATTAAAAATTTAAATTCTTTAATAAAAGCTACAAATATAAAATTAAATTCTAAATATAATAAAGTAAAAGTTTATTCTATTTTTAAAGAAAAAGATTTCTTAGAAGTTTACGATTTATTTGACGACAAAAGAAAACTTTCATTTAAAGATTCAATGCAATCAGATTATAAGTCTGATTGCATATCAGCACCAATTAGATTAACAAAAGACTTAAATATAGTTTGTATAGAAGTCTGTGAAGAAGAATCATACGGTTCTGACAACTTAACTCAACTAGATGTAACTAAAGATACTTCGTTCTTATATAGAAATGAAAAAGTATTTAATTATATTGTAGGTAAACATATGTTTAACGAAACAGGCCAAATCAAAAAAGATCGGCCTGTATCATTGTCACTGATAATACATTTTAGTGGTTATCAAGAATTGAATAACATATTCATTGAAAGCTCATCGGGCCTACCTATTCGTTTTGACATTGCTAATCTTTTCTACAACAATGAAGAAAACCAATGGGTGAATGTAAAGGATGTATCTGAATCAGATAACTACAACAGAAAAAACATTTACTTCAATAGAATTCGCAGTAACAAAATAAAGATAAAGTTATTTCAAGAAAAGTATTACGATAGTGCTTCTTTAGTAGATGAAGATATTGAAACGCATACAGAAAATATCTTGTTGCAAAAATCATTTTTAAATTACAATCCTGTAATAAAAGAGAAACAAATAAATAAAGTATATGATCTTTCTATACTTAAATTAGAAATAAAAAGAAAAGTGTATAAAGGATACGGTTTCTATAGAGAAGCACTGCCTTTATTTATTAACCAACCTTTAAGCTTTACTATAGATCAAGACTACTTATATGAAGATGAAGAGTGTTTTGTAGAAAAAGAATGCCATATTGTCCTATATGGTGAGAAAGATTTCAAAGCATATAAAAAGAAAAACAAAAACTTTACTAAAACACCACGTATAAATCTCATAGTGCCTGTATCGAACAATGCTTCTCTCGAAAGAGAAGCATTAACTTTTATAGACAAAAAATGCAATTTAAAACTGTTTCCTTTGATAAGTAAAACTAATCTAAAACTAAAAGATTGTATCTCTTTATATAAGAATGAAACAAAACTTACTATTGGCAATGATTACTCTATATCTTTTAATGATGGAGCGACTTATATAGAAGATGGCAGCACATTAGTTAAGACTATAGAAGATAGCTTAAGTTTTAAATTAGCAGGTGAAATTCAAATATTAATGAAAGCAGAACCTTCAAACAATGCTATTTATAAAGCAGAATACTTACTAGAAAATATATTCTTTTTAAATTATGAAAGAACAATATCTTATATAAATAATGAGATTGTCTTTGATAAGAAGTTAAATAACAGTGTCGGCTTTTTAAGACCTAGATTTATCTTTAGAAACTTATCTAAGAATAACGAAAGCAGTTTAATAAAAGAATATAGAATTTTAGTTGAAGAATTAGAAGAAAATGTAAAAGAATACATAGAATATGAAGACTTTGTAGAAGTAGAAACTAGAGGTAGTTCTAATGTCATTCAATAGTGTTTTAAAAAAAAGTCATAAAGTTGAATTTGATCTACTAAAAGAATTTCTTGAAAGAAAGAAAGCTAACATTAGTCTTTATACTTCTAAAGAAGAATTACTAAATCAACATAGTCAGTTTAGTAGTTTTAAAGATTATAAAGAGTTATTAGAAAGCAAGATTAGTTATCCTAACGCATTTAAACAATTAGACTTAAGTAATCAAAATATAATTAAAGAATATTTTGATTTAAAGATGTTTGAGTTGCAATACAGGACTGAAGATCTAACTAATTCAATCGTAGACTATAGCCAACAAGTAGAATTTAAAAAGTTAAGTATACAATCTAAACTAAATGAACTTAAACAAAAGTTAGAATCACTATTGAGCTTTGACGTAGAAAAGAAGTTTTCAATTAAAGAAAACTTCTTTAACATGTATAATCTTTCATTTCAAAGAAATATGAAGACAGCTTTATCTGTAGATACTGTTGCTAAAGTTCTTACATTACCTATAAAAGAAACACATAATGTAGGGATTAAAAAAATATACATATCTAAACAGTCAAAAGGTATTCCTGGTAACTATAATACAGGAACTAATAAACTTGTATATAACATTATAAATAAAAATATTGCATCAGGATTTGAGTTTTTTAAAGTAGGTAAAGGTCCTGTAAAGTTAGTATTGATTATGGAATTTGATTCTGAACAAATAATAAATGAGTTTCAAATAAGCCGCACTAATAATTTTATTAGTACTAACTTTAAAATAAACAATATGTCTTTTGAATCCTCTACAAATGGTATTGTAAATCTAAAAAATGTAATTGATACAAATCATCAAAGCCTAAACTTTGATGATTATTTAACTGAAGATACTTTAGTTGTAAAACATTTACCTGTTTATGCTGAGAGAGTTACTTTAGAACTAGAAAGCAATGAATTTAAACTAGTAGATGATATAAAAATCTTTTCTATATATTTACGTGAGCTAAAATTTTTGCGTAACACTTATCAAATAGAAGGTGAAATATCTAGTACTAAAATAAATACCCAGCCTAACTTATTCTTACTAAATGCTAATGTAAATCAATATCCAAAAGAAAATTCTGCATATGAAACAGAGTTTAAGCTTTCAGAAAATAACGGTGCTGAATTTGAAAAGTTAAACTTTATAAAAGACAAGAGCGAAACAAAGATTCTTAATGGTGAAAGCAAAGAATTAGTATATAAAATTAATCTAAAAAAAGATGAAGATAAATTTAGAAAACTTAATTCTTATTCAAATGAAGAGTTCTTTGTATCTATTGATACTATCCTAAATACATTTACTAAAGATGTATCTCCTATTAGCTATAACTTTGATCAAAAGCAGATAGATAATAGTCTTAAAGTTTTTCAACCTAACTTAGCTAACCGTTCCTTTGATAGTGAAAAGCTATCTTTCATAAAAGAAATAAACAATAACGGAGTAAGTTCATTTAGATTGCCAATAAATCTAAATGAATTCAATATTGATTACAATGATCTGATATTAGATGTTAATGAAGAAACTTGGAGTAGAGTTCAATCATTAACTGAGTTGGAATTTAGTGAAGAAGAAACTAATTATAATAAATATTTTTTAGATATTGATGGTCATACAATTGTTATAAATAATACTTTGAATAGAAATTTAGTAATAAGTTATGCTTTGAAACCTATAGTACCTACTTTAATTAAAAAACCAGAAGGTTATTACGTACGTATTAACGAAATATTTGATTATGATAAAAAGAACATTAAATTAAAATCAATTGTATTCGAATCAGATAAAGTAGAGTACATACTTAAGTTAGGTAATAAAAGGCATTTTTTAAAACACAATTACATTGATGTTAATAGTTTAAAAATCAAAACACTAGTAAATAATAGTTGGGTAGAATTAACTAGTGACCAATTCATAATAAACAATACTTATGGTATTCTTTATTATGAGGCAACTAATGAAACTAGAATCAGTTATAGATACTATAATATAGAAGAAATAGATAAAAATGATTTTGAAGTATGGTCTCAAGACAACAGGATTAAAGGTATTTATATAAAACCTGATAGTATAACATTTAAAGAGATAACAGAATCTATAGATAATCAAAATACAAATTACTATTTGTTTGATGGCAGTTACTCAGATACTAGAAACACTGTTGCATATGACAATAGAGACAATACATTTTTACTATCAAATACAAATATAGTAGAAGGTAGTGTTTATCTAGATAAAAATTTTTTTGGTGAAAGCGTAGATTTTGAAGAAATAGATTTTATTGACGGGTATAGTGAATTTTTAGGTTTAGAAAAAATAGAAAAAGATTATATACCTAGTTTACAAGTGAGTAATGAAAATACCATTAAATTTACTATAAGAGAAATACCGTATAGAGAGAATCAATTAAATGTAGAAGTTTATGATATACTTGGAGATGAAATAAGTACTTCGTCAATTGGTATAGAAGATAGAGTTGTTACAATTACGTTTGCTGAAAATTTAAGATCTAAAACTTTAAACAATTACTATGTATCTTATTGGTATCAGAACAAAAAAACTAAAAACACAAAACGGTTTAGTGTAGACTATAGCGAAGGTATTCTGTATACTTCTGAGGATATACAGAATATTCAAGATAAAAACATAACCTACAATGTAGGAAGATTAGGTTTAGAATATAGTTTAATGAAAGAAGTAGAAGATCTTATTGTAAATAAACGCAGCATTGATGTTTATACAGAAGGTTTATCTTCTATAAATAATTCTATTAAATTTATTTGGTTTAAAAATAAAGACAACCTCAATCTAAGTGGATTAGAAAATTTCTTTTCTCCTTTAATTTATTCTATTGATATAGGAATGAAATAAAATGATAAAGATGCATGAAGGCTCTATTAAAGAAAAGTTAATAAAAGAATTCATATCTTTATATGATAGGGCACCTACTCAACAAGAAATTAAAGCTTTATATAATAACTATAATGTTGAAAAACCAAATGCTTTAATGACTGGTATACTTAGTGGAAGTAAACAAAAGTTTCAATTAACTGGTGATTCATCTTCTGCATCTGTTTTTAATAACCTATTAGATAATATGGAGTTGGATTTTAAATCACTGCTATCTAATGTAAGCAATCAAAAGAATATTGTTGAAAATAACTTTAGAAGTCATTTTCAAAAGCTAGATAGATTACTAAAAGAAATAAAAAAAAATGAAAGAAATATAAATAAGAATCTATTGTTATATTCTAAAGATGATATTTTTACTTATGGGATAGTAGAAAACTTTGATGACTATAGTAAAGTGAACTTTGATAATAGCAATATAGATTTCTTTAATGGTAAAGCGACATTAGGTTTTTCATCTTTTTCTGCAAAAGAAAAAGGCATACTAAACATATCTTATGATGTAAGATCTAGAAGTAAATCTTTAGTAGGCAATAGAGAAATTAACAAAATTAGTGATTGTCTATATGAAGACGGGTCTTTTTTTAAAGTAATAAGTTATTCTACTGTAGAAAGTGATGTTATTGACTTTATAATTGATTTAAATTTCAATGATGAAGAAAATAAATTTATTAACACACTTAAAATAACTACAGGTGCAATAGAAAGAAACTCTAAGCTTTCATATAAGTGTTTATATACTCAAGATAACAACTCATATACAGAGATATTTGATAGTGGTTTAAGAGTCGAAGAAAACGAAATGTTTATTGAGATAAACAAACCTAATGTAAAAAGAGTGAAGATTGTAATGACTAAGCATTTTGCAGACTATAGAGATGCAGATACTTATGCTTATGCATTTGCATTAGATTATGTAGGGATGATTGAAAGAGAATTCAAAATAGACAAAGAGTCAGTTCTTTACTTAGGGCCATATGAAATAAAAGATGAAAATGACGAAGCTATTAACTTTTCTATGGCTACTTTGAAAGGGGGCACATGTTGTATTGTGCCAGATAAAAGTTCAGTAAACTTTTATCTTAGCAAAGATAATGTTAATTGGAGTTATTGTAATTTTGATGGTACAGGTAGAGAAGTAGTTCAATTTAATAACTTTACATCTAGTGAATCAGATGAAAATTTATTTGATATAGTAGATCCAGATGCTGATAATTATTATATAGCAAACAATATTGACGGTTTAAATATAAATTTAAATGATAATGAATATCTTTTAAATGTATTTATAAGTAATGAAAATAAAGATAAGTTTATAAAAAACTCTTTAAAAATAAAACGCAATATTTTAAATAAATTTAGCAATCAATCTTTATATAACTCAGGAACTGGTTGGTATTATGATCATCAAGGTTTTTATAATACTATATTTGAAATACAGCAACCTGAAGGACGTTACTTTAACTTTGGAAACAACAGCTGCTTTATAAATGATAAGCAAGTTAATGGAAAAGTATTTATCCCCCAAGGAGCACATACTTTTAAAACTAATTCTGAAAATTACAAAAAGATTGATGTTGATAATGAATTAGATATCAACAATGCAAAACAATTAAAGCTATTAGATAAACTATATCCATACAATCATAAGTACATTATAGAAGGCTTTAAATATAACCCTAATTTTTTAGGCAGAAAAGTATATAGTGGTGCAGATGAAGTATATTCTTTTGATTTAAAAGAAGTATCTAATCAAAGGTTTATCTTATCTGATAATTTAAATATTTTTACAATTGTTGAAAATGATAATGGGATTTACTTTAAAATAAATTCTCAACAAAATAGTAGCGAAATTAAACTAGAAAGTTTTAGAATAAATTGTAAAAAAAGAAATAATGATGTTAATGAAAGTAATCTTTTATATATTAAAGCTGTATTAAAAAGCTCAGATATAAAAGTTACTCCTAAAATAGATCAGATACAAGTAAGAGTGATATAGATATGGCTGTAAATTATTTAAACAATCTAAATAAAATAGTTAAAATAAATTCTGCAACTGTCACTAATGCGTCTAATAAAGACGCATTAGTGATTACGTCTAGAAGAAACAGAGACGATTTAAATAATATATCTAGTTATATTAACTCTATTGTCTATCCTGCATTTACTATGCTTTGTTCAAAACCTAGATATCCGTACGATGTATTAGAATCTGGTTTGTCTGGTATGACTATTGTTACTTATCCAGAAGAACAAGGTAATAATAAGTTTAATACTGAATTATTTTGGAAGCCAGGTGTTAATAACTCTGACGGGAGACCTTGTACTATAAAAGAGTCTTTCGATTACATTATGGCTAATATGGTAGAGAAAGTTGTAGAGATTAGCCAAGCTACTGTTGATCTTAATGATTTATGGGATGCTATAAGGTGTAACACTTTAAATAACAGCAAAGTAGCTAAAGATGCTTTTGGAACTAAATATAATTTAAATTGCAGTGACGACCCATCATTAGAATGGCCCTTAGCTAGACATCTTTATGAAATATTCAATCAAGTCATATCTGGTCATACTCAAGACTCTAAAGTGAATTTAGCTTTAGATCCTGGTACAGGTGAAGATAATTATCCTACTTTAAGTGTAACCGCTAATGTAGAGCCAGCTACAACAGAAGTAGCTGGCGTAGTAGAAATTGCTACTCCAACAGAGATTGGAGCTTTAGCTCAAAAAGCTAATTCAACTACTGGTAACCATCAATTAGTTCTTACACCACATAACCTTCATAAATCGCTCGACATTGACGGTTCTGGCTTTACGAATAGGAGAGATAACCTATTGCGTGAAAAAGTCAAAGAAGTGGCCTTAGAGAAGATAAATGAATCGTCTATAACTCAACTTGCTGATGTTAATACATATAACAATATAAAAGATGGTTATGTACTTGTATATGACAGTACAGCAGTAGACGATACAAGTGCAGCAGATCAAGATGATCCTGTTATTGGTAGTTGGGTACCAAGACCCTTGAATCAAGGGGATTTAGAAGGTAGCATTGAAGCTACTTCTAAATTAGGTATAGTAGGTAGTAACAGCACTATAGATGATATGTATTCTTATCATAGTCAAATACCCAATGATGATAAAGCTACTAACATTAATTTAATTTGGTCTAAGTTGTTTAATCAATGGACTAAAAGAGGACCTGAATTTACACAAGGTCTTAACAGTAGATATCGTAACTTAAGTAATAGAAAAATTTATACTAAAACTCAATTGCAACAAGATCCAACTTTAAGCACACCAGCTACTTATTATAAAAATATACCATATGTTTTTAAAGCAGCACCTTATAGTAAACTTATGCGTGTTAATTCACCTATGAGTATAAACTATATTAAAAGTAGTTTTGTTAAGTTCAATACAAACATTGCATTTCTGAATGAAGACTTAGAATTGTTTGAAGATTTAAATGTTTACTTTTCTCAGAACTCTTGTAGTAAGTTTACAAAAAATCTTAATAACGAACATGGTGTTATATCTAGCGGCATGGCAGGAAGTTATTATGCATTTAAGTATGATTATGTTTGTAATTATTTTGACGTTACAAAAGTTCTAGGTGTTTGTAGAAGTGATTTAGATTTTAAAGCTGTTTTTTCAAACATAGTTGTTGATGATGGAATATCAAAGATTAACTATATTGATAACAACTTAATAGGCCTTACAGATTCATCAGTATTAAATGAATCTGTAAAACATTATAGTAAATCTCATTCATTAACATCTCAAGGTGAAGAAGTGTTATTAAACTATAATCTTGCAGATAAACAAGATTTTATAAAAAGACAATTTCTTTATCAATTCGGTAAATCTAATTCACAACCGATATCAACATTTAGAACATTTATAACTACTTACCAAGGAGCTAATAGCTTGCATGGAAGTTTATCTTTAACAGATATAAGTACATTGCAAAACAATGACAGTACTCCTGGTGTATCAAGTAATAATGTAACTATACAATCTGATGGTGTATCTAAAATAATGATATTAGGCCCATACGAAATGGGAGATAATATATACATATGTCCTGAGTCTATATTAGATATAAGAAATATAGAAGGTAGCGTTGGTGTTGTTATTAGTGAATCTTTTATGAATAAAACTTTATTAGAATTAATGATAGAATTCATAGTAGGACAAGAAAAAGATTTTTCTAAATATTCTTTAACAGGTCAAGAAGTGTTTGATTACTTTGCTGAAAATTTATCTAGTAACATTAATTACAATTATACAAATGTACAAAATCTCTGGAGTAAAACTCTTCAAGAGTTATTATTTGATAATGTAGATTTAGGTTTAAGTGCATTACAAAAAATTTCTTTTAAAGAAGAAGTAGGAACTATAGTAAATTCTCATGATTGGAGTTTAGGATTAATAGGGCGTAAAGATGAAATTGCATTTGGAATGAATGCTTTTTGTGAAAACCTATTAGAAATAAATAATAATAACACAAATACAAAATATGCAGCAGGTACAAATCCTAGTTTAAATCAAAACTATTATGAAGATTTAATTGACTATTTATATTTTAGTATTGGTTTTAAAACAATAGATACTGCATTAAATGTATTTAACAATACAGCAAATACTTTACAACAATTAGCTGTAGCTTCGTCATATACTAAAAAGAATTTATTTTTACGTCGTTTAAGATCTTTAAATTTAGTTGATATACAAATCTTGACATGAAAAAAATAGCCATACTTAGAAGCACTTCAGGCATTGGAGATATTTTAATGATATCTCCAATTATTCGTGAATTATCATTAGTAAACAATACTAAGATTGACTTCTATACAAACCTATCATATATAAGTGAAATAAAAGTTTTAAACAAAAACCCTTTCGTAGGGGGTGTATATGATATTGATAGTTTTGATCATCATGTTTATAATACAGTGCATGACTTATCATATATAGCATATGCTTATGAGCAAGCTGGATATTCTTTATCTAGACAAGAAATATTTGCTAAATATTGTAAAGTAGCACCTAGTAGTTATTTGCCTGTATATACTAATAATATCTCATATTCTTATGATAAAAAAACTATAGCTATACATACAGAATCAGCTGAAGATAGAAGAAGTTGGTCCTATGAATATACAGAAACATTGATAGGATGGATATTAGATAATACTGATTGCAATATAATATATTTAAATCAAATGCCTCTTAAAATAAAAGATAAACGTATTTCTAGTTATTCGAATTATGAACTTAAAAAATGTGTTCAATTCTTATCAGGTGCAGATTTATTAATATGTGTAGATAGTTGTTTTATGCATTTTGCAGCTATGTTAAAAGTTAAAAGCTTAGTACTTTTTGGAAGTACTAAGCCTAAGTTGCGTTTAAAACATTATCCTACACATGATGCATTATATACTTCTGTAAAATGTAAAGGTTGTTTTTATAAAGATTGCAATAATTACATGTGTATGAAAGAAATAAAGCCTAGTCAAGTGATAAGGGAAATTAGTAATTATGCGTTTTTGTTTTGATATCGATGGGGTTATTTTTAAGATAAATAAAGATTATAAAAAACATGAGCCTATATCGTCTACAGTTAAATATATTCATCATTTAAAGTCACTAAACCATGAAATTGTTTTGTATACTGCTCGTAAAATGCAGACATTTAATGGTAATATTGGTAAAATAAATAAAGAAATTGTCGAAAGCACTCTATTTAATTTGAACAGGTATAACATACCCTATGATGAAATTTATTTTGGTAAACCAAATGCAGATGTGTATATAGATGATAAAGCTTTAAACTTTTATGATTTCAAGGAGTATGTTATGCAACCTCAATCTTCTCACAATTCAGATAGTAACAGTAATAATATCGGTATAATTACTTATCGCTTAAATGAAATGGAGAAAAAAATAGAAAAGAATTTAGAAACTTTATTATCTAGAGTAGATACTCTTATAGATAAAATCAATCATAGTGAGCTTAAAGTTAATGAACTTAAAGTTAAAGTTGATAATCTAGAAAGAGATGTTCAAGTTTTAAAACAAACAGATGACAAAACTAAAGAAGATCTAAATCAAATCAAAGTAACTATGGCTGAAAAGATTGGTTGGGGTGCATTAGGTGGTGGCACTATGACAATTATAGTCAAGTTATTTGAAAGTCTATCAGGAGGTCAATAATGGCTATTGAATTAAATAATCAATTTGATGCATTAACAGTACGTAGAATCTCGAATCTTGAAGAAAGAGTTCGAGATCTTTTTACGGCACAGAATCAAATGGTGTCACTTACACAAGTACAAGAACTGTTAACTGCAATTTCTACTGAGTTACAAGCAATGCATGAAACTTTAAATTCATTAGAACGTAGAGTTTCAATTTTAGAAGATATTCCAGATATTGATTAATCTTTAAAATAAGGATTAAAATCTTTTTTATTAGAATCTAAACCTAATTTAGATTCTAAATCTGCAATTTCTTTTCTCATTTTTTCTATGCGTTTTTGTAAATCAGATTTTTTATCTTTTTTACAATTACACATTATTCTTCACTTTGCGATGAAGAAAGTTGATCTTGCAATTTAGTGATTTTATTTTTACTGCGAGTTAAATCAGATTTAACTTTCTTAAGTTCAGCTTTAAGATCTTTAAGCTGAGAGTCTAATAATAACTTTTCACTTTCACATTTATCACATGAAGCAACTGGTTGTGAAGATTGATTAGCTAATTCTTGTTTAAGAGCAAGAATTTGATTTTCTAATGCAATAATTCTTTTACTAGTTTGTTGTCTTTCTTTAAATAAACTCATAATTAAAATCCTGTAGGTTTGTGAGGTGTAAATAATAAATGTGGTTCCCAATTTTCACTTTCAGAATTAAAAGATTGTTTCATATCTAAAATCGCGTGGATACCTTGTTTATCTATTCTAACAGCAAGTATGTTCTCCATTGCAAGTACTTCTGCAGTTCTTTCTGCTAACCATTTTTTGCCTTGGAGTTCCCATTCAGGAAGTCTATTATTAGTATTAAAATCTACAACTGTAGTTTCGTGATAATCTCTATTGGAGATATCATCAACAAAACTAATTGTTACATTTTTAAAATGGCGAACTCTTCTTAACCAAGTAAAGATTGCTTGAGGCAATTTTTCTCTACTAATTAATTCTGTTAAATTTCTACCAGCAGGTATAACCATTTTTACTGTTTTATTTATTTTAGGTCCAGATAGTTTTTTAACTAAACTGTATTGATTAGATACATTACTATTTGTGCCTAATTGCTGTATGGCAGTTTTTTTATCAATTGACATAAGTCCTCTTTATGATAATTAGAGTTATTACTAATATTATTTAGAAATTTATAAAAATCTTTTTTATCATAGTAATCTTCTGTGTATTTAATATACAGATAAAATAAAAAAGGATTTTCTTTTTCTATAATAGATAAATAACCACTATCTATAAATATGTCAAAGCATTTATTATTATAATAATAATAGGATTGATTAGTTAAAAAATCTCTTTTAGATTTATAAATGATTTTTCTAATTATTTTAAATAAAAAAGTTTTAATTTCACAAGTAATAAAATAAAACAATCTGTAATTTTTTTTATACTTAGGTTTTCTTTTATGTACTTTATTTAAATGCATTAAAAATGCTTCAACTAAATGATCTTTGAAAGAAAGATCATTTTGCAAAAGGTAGTTTTTGTACTTCTTTAACTTCCAATTTAAAGTTGCAATTGGACGATCATCTTTTTCTAATAATTTTAATAAAGTATATAAAGTTATATTTTTGTTATATTGTTTTGCATTAAATAAGTTAGTTATAAAATCAAAAAAGGAATCCACTGCTATAAGGATAAAAGCAATAGACTCCTTTTTTGAAATGTAACTCGACTTGACTTTACTCTGAGAATTTAAAGTAAAGATATTATGATAATGCAAAACAAAATCATTATAGTCAACAGTTATATATAATGATTTCTTTTTTGGTTTTATTATCATTTTTTCTTTTTGACAAGATAAGCATTGAATAGATCTATCCAATCATCTAAACGCATAGTTACTAAAATATCAGCTCTATCGTCTCTAGTTATAGCAACTGGTATTTTGCCATTTACATTAGCATCATCAATAGCTTGTCTAAGTGCAGCTTTTATATTGCATCTTTTATGTCTTTTAGCTTCTATATGAAGTATAGGCATATCAACATCGGATACTTCAGAACCACCTGATCTAGTTTGACCAATCCCTCGTTTGGCTGTTAGTTTAGTATTTTCTGTAAAATACTTAGCTAACTCTCTTTCAAAAGCAGCACCTTTTGTTCTTGCTCCTCGACCTCTTGAAGCCATAATAAATCCTTTACAATTATGTTTTTATTTTAAAATCAATTTTATCTGATTCACTAATTTTATCTATTATGTTATATTCTAATGCTTTTTGAGTGTCAAACCAATAAGAAGTTTTACCTTCAAAATATTTGTTCCAAATGCTTTTTTTAATTTTAGCTTTTCTTTGTATAAGTCTATCTGCAATTACTTTTGAGTTTGCATAGTGAGATGCAAACTCATTCATCTCGCTAGAAGAAGTAATAGCTGAACCATCTACTACAGGCTCATGGTAAAAGAAACTACAATTAGGTGTAGCTATTCTATAATCAGCAGCACTTAATATAATCAAACCAGCAGAAGCACATAAACCTGTAGCTTGAATAATAACAGGGTTAGGTAATTGAGTTATACAATCATATATAGCTAAAGCGTCTGTTAAGTTTCCACCAGGTGTATTTAAATGTATACCAATTGTATCTTCTGTATCTAAATGGTTTAAATGATAAAGCTGTGATATTAAAGAAGTAGCTGATTGAGCATTTACGTCTTGATTGAAACTGATAACGCGGCTATCAGGTCCATAAAACAATATTGAGTTTGGTTCCCATACAGTGTTGATCTTTTCTTGTTCCTCAAGTGCAAATAACATTTGAATTAGTTCTTCTTTATTCATGATAACCTCAATTTAATATTAATTGTTTTAAATATTCAGAAGTTATTTTACCAATTTCTTTATAAGAAATTTCTATGTATTTGTAATCTGCATCTAATAAAAATGTTTTCTTTCGATTATCTCTATACTTAATGTTAAAAAAGTTTTTCTGTTTTTCTTCATAGCTTATATCTTTTGTAAAAGATGTAGAGTGATAATGTTGTCTGCCATGTAATTCTATAATTACTCCAAACTCATCTATCCACCAATCAACAGCATCTTTATTATTAGGATAATCATCTACAAGAAATGATAAAGGTACTTCTTGATAGCAACCAAATTGCCTAAAGAAAGAATCGTTTGCAAATATGTCACGTACTTTATTATGGAAATTAGAAGCATTTTCATAATAAAAGAATTGATTCTTAAGTACACTTCTACTTTTCAAAATTACCTACAACAATCTCTTCATCTTTATTGAAACCTAATACACCTTTCGATACAAGAAATTGCACAAGTGCAGTCCATAAAGAATCGTCTTCTATGTGATGAAAATGACCAGTAGCACTTATTTGTTCTATATATATCTTTTGGCTCGGTTCATGTAATAAAGCTACATATTCACATAAACTTCTTTTTACAGTTGCTAAATGAGTCCAAGGTCCACCATAGAATAAGTCTGATGGAAGATTTATTCTTATCTTAGATGCTAGTACAAAATCACCGTAAGTTGGCATTTAAGCACTCCTTTCTTTTTATACAGTTTTTTTCATTACAGTAAAATCTAGGTTTAGGTTTTCTTTTTTTGTAATCTTTAAATAAAGATTTAAAATTATCCGTATTTACTTCTTTGTAATCTTCTAGGTCTATTGTTATATGTTTTAATCTATAGTCGCGTTGATTGCGATTTCTAAATGTAGGAGTAGGAATATATAAGAAATGCATCTTAACTGGTTCTCTTCTACGTTTTTGTTTAGTATGTATTTTTCTTAATATCTTTAATTTAAAGTAATTCAATGGGTTATTTTTTATATTAAATTCATCTAAATCTTTTGCAAAACATATAAGATGATAGTATGCGTCTTTATTTTGTTGTATTAAAATAAGATCTAAATTTAATTTTAATTCAATATCATCCATTTTTACTACAGGTTTGTAATCTACAAAACCAGGCATATATTTTTCTGTTGGAAATAAGTCAATATACTTAAAAAACAATTGACTATAAAAAGAGTGTAAATAACCTAAATCATCAATTGTGTTTATATCTGAGTAGTATTTTTTAATTAAAGTTTTTAAATAGTTATTTAAAAATAAATCTATATCTTTTAATTCTTTTTTTAAAATTAAATAATTTAACTTTAAAATTAAATCTTTAAATAAACATTGAGCTATAGAAAGCTTGTTAATATTACCGCCTAAATAATGTAAGTAATTGCAATAAGAGATTGTAATTACTTCATCTTCGTTATAACGTTCCATAAACTAACGATGTTGTTAAAGCTGTTACAATTACGCCACTGATTACAAGTGCAACTGTAGTTTTAAATTGTAGTTTTTTATATTGACTAGTTTTTAAATTAAGCTTCTTTATAAGTTCTTTTTTATCTTTTATAAGTTGATCATTATAAGATAAACAATCGTCATTTATTGTGTCTATTAATTTATCGCAAATTAAACGTTGTTCATCTATGCAATCTGTTTCATTATTAGATATACGATTCATTTCTGTTTTAATGTCTTCTAAATCAGCTTTATACAACAGTATTCCTTCAAATGGAGCAGGAACTGTTTGTTTTAAATAAACGACCTTATCAATTTTAAAAGTAGAAGTTAATTCATATTCAAAAAAATGAGGTTGCCAAGTAGAAGGATTTAATCCTAAATTAAATCCTTCAGCACTAACAGATAAACTAAATAAAGATAATAATAAAAATATTATTTTTTTATACATTGTTGTAATATACCTCCACAAATTAAACAATCTAGCTCACTAGAATTTATATTATTGTCTTTTAATGCTTTAGCAACAGTTTTGTCACATTTTTTTTTCATAGAATCTTCTTTGTTACGAAGATCTTCTATATGTTCTGCTTGTCTTTTATTTAGCTGTTTGATAGCAGCTTTCTTAGCGTTAATGTCGTCTTCACAAATACTATCTCTATCACATGTAGGAGATATTGAAATTCCAGCAATAAAGCCTATTAAAAAAATAGCTAAATAAATAAGTTCTTTTTTATAAGCAATTAAAAATTTTAAAACTTGCTCAATCATAATATCTCCTATTTAAATCATTTAAATGATGATTTAGATTCTTGTGTTTGTTCGTAAAGCTTACGAATATGTTTTGAAAGATAAATGGGTTTCATTTCATAATCTTTCATTTTAGCTTCTTTGATACTACATATAGTATAATTTACAGAAGTAATATTTCCAACTTCAGGAGTAATATAGCCTCTTTGAATCAAAGTTTTCCTTACTCTTTCAACTGTATTACCAATATAGCTATTGCCTGCTTCAAGGTAATAGAAAACTTTTTTACTGTGTAGGTAGACACCTAAATCTTTATCACTAGACATTTTTTAACCTTATATTATCTGATTGTTTATCTTGCGTAGAAGATTCTAACAAAATTAATGTTTTACCGAAACTAACATTTTCAATTGAATGTAATGTATCAGGTTGTATACAAAAACTTTCTTTTTCATTTAAAGTGCAAGTTTCTTTTAAACTTCCATCTTTTTTATACAAAGATATATTTGCAACACCTTGTACTACATAAAATGTTTCATGCTTCACTTTATGATAATGTTTAGAAGTAGAACAACCTTCATAAATATTTAATTCTTTTGTACAGTATAAATCGGTATTTATAAAGATTTTTTCAAATCCCCAAGACTTATTAATAATATCAAAGTTTTGTAAATAACCTGTGTAATCTTTACTCTTCATTATATTCTTCACTATCTACAAATATTACTTTACGTCCATCAGATCTAACTTGACCAGAGTCTTTTAAATCTTGAAATTGATGTATTTCATTTGTTGCATCATCAACAGATACAGGTTTTAAAGAAACAGTAGAAGGATCAAGATCTACAATAAGTTTATCTTTAAATCCGCTAATTTTGTTTTTTGTAAAATGTAATAATAAACGAGGACGCATATTATTTTCCTCATCACGCCAAAAGATTTCGGCATGTTGTTTCCTATCATGCATATCATTGTATACATGCCAAATAACGTTAGGTCTATACATCAAAGCTCTTGCGTCTGCTAGATCATCATCAACAGGTAAAGACAACTTAGAGTTGTCTTTTGGCATATTCTTACGATACTCAGCAGTAGCAATCATAGCTGCATGATATTTAACAGTTAGATTCTTTTGTTGATTAGAAATAGCTGTCATTCTACTAGATTGTTCTAGATTCATAAAATCAAGATAATTGTGAGTATTGTCACAAACCATCATAATTTTACGATTAGGAAATCTCATACGATAATGTTTGAGATTTCTTTCTAGTGTAGATAATGTAGCACCATCTTCTGAATCGATAATAACAAGACGTTCTTTTTCAATAAGCTCTTTAAATATACGATTAGCTTCTTCATGAGCGTTAGTATACTCATAAGGCATATCAGATAAGTGTAAATTAGGTTGGACTACCATACCAATAGTTAATGCAACTCCATCAGGATAAGCCATTCTGTAAATGTTGGTTTTAATACGTGGCTCGATTTGTTCATATGAGTCGTCTGTACTGTGAATAATAACAGTAGCGTTTTCATCACTCATAGCAATATCAGTAGCAATCATAAGACAAGTAGCAGTCTTACCTGAGTTGGCACGACCACCTACATACATAAGTGCACCACTAGCCCAAGACATACCCCCATTCATATTATTAGAAAAATCTTTAAAATAGTCCATTTTAAAAGATGTTGAATTTTCATCATCTGCTGCAAGTGTTCTAAGTTCTTGCATAGCATCGAAACGTGACACTTGGTAATTAATACCAATAGTATCTGTTTTAAATTCTTTTTCAATGTAATCTAAAGACTGTTCATAAGAAGCAATATGAGTCCTAACATTATCAGGGTCATCCATTACAGATCTAAGATGTGATTCAGATACAGTTTTAATTCTATCTAAACGCTCTGAGAATCTATTATTTCTAATAGAGTTAACGTCTGAATGAATAGAAGACGTAGATACAGAAGTATGTTGAGCTAACTCCTTTACAAGTAAATCTCTTTTGACTGCTGTTTCTTCAGAAGCAATAATAGGTATCATTTTTTGACAGATGTAGTCAGGCGTTTCATTTTGACCAAATGAGTTTAACTGCCATTGAAAGGCAGTTAAACGTGTTAAGTTATGAAAATGACTAGCGTCGTCTTTGTCAAATAAATACTCATCAGGATCTTTAAAGCCTTCAGGACCTTCTACTACAAAAGCATTGATACCAGAAGTAACTTTAAGTATATTTTCTAATACACGATGGGTAGCAGCAAATCCTGCTTGGTCCCAATCAAAACAAAGGTAAATCTTTTTAATACCTATTTGTTTTAAATACAATAAATGAGATTCAGTAAATGCAGTACCACAAACAGCTACAGCATTTTTAATACCTAAACGGTAGAGCTGCATGAGGTCACCAGGGCCTTCTACGATGTATAGACCATACTTCTTTGCATCTCTGTATGCCACGTCAATACCCATAAGAGCTTTTGATTTTTTATACAAATCGCTTTCTGGAGTATTAACGTATTTAGGTATAGTATTATCTTGTTCTGATAATTCATTACGACAGATAAAACCAATAGTTCTTTTAAGATGATCTCTAATAGGGAAAGTAATTTTATCTTTACCAAAAAAAGATTGATACTTAGTTTTAATAAACGAACTATCATTAATAAATGAAGAAGACCAGCCAAGATCAAGAAGTTGCTCTAAAATAACTTCTTGATCGATAGAACCTAAACCTAAATAAGGTTGAATCCAATTGCGATCCTTAATATAGCTGTTTTCACTCATCTTTTGAGAAGCCAATATATTACTAATATCTTCAGCTAATTTATATAAAGAAATACGTTCTTTCTGTTGCGGTGTGAGGGCACCTGGAGAGTAAGGTATATCCAAGGTGTCGCAAAGAGATGGAATGGTAACAGTGAGCCATTCAGCACCATTAGTAGGTAAGTTGTCAAAGTGATTGGCTACAGAAAAGATATCACCGTAATAACCGCAACTAAAACATTTAACTGTTTGATTATCTGTTTTAGGATTCAATGACATACTAGGATTAGTATCATCATGAGCAAAACAAACAAATTTTTTGTAAGGATCAAAATCCTTACCAAGTTTAATTTGTAGATACTCAGGTAGTTTCTCTCTTAGTAAAGAAACTACCTCGTCAATATCTGTTATATACATTTTTAAATTTCCTTTATTCGACAAGTGAAAGAGGTAGCTACAGATTCAGAAGCATAATATGTTGCAAAATCTATAGCGGAAATTAAATCTGACAGTTGAAACTGTTTAAAACAATTATATAAATAAGAAGTGAGAGATCCGATAAACACATCTCCAGCACCTATAGTGCATATAGGTAAATTATTTTTAACTTTGCAAGAATAAATTAAATTACCTTTGTGAAATAAATTAACATGTGTTGAGTAAGTCACTATAAGATAATCAAATAGTTCTATAAACTCAGTATTAAAAACATCTGTAGATGCGAGTTTAAGAATTTTAACTTTAGCATGTACGATATAGTCTCTTAATAAAGAACAATACTTTGAGTCTACGATTAATATACGAGCATGAACTTTTACATTATTATGTAAAAAACCTTTGTTGTAATCGCTTATTGTAGTTACTTTAGTAAAAATTGTTTCGTTATTAATTATTTCTTTTGAATTTATTTTAGAAAATATTTTTTTATTTTTTTTAAAAAAATTTAAACACTTTGGTTTTTGAGATGTTTTTAATTCAAATTTATTTGAACTTATTATTTCAATATTTTTTTTAACATTTAAAACTCCTCCATAAAAAACTTTTATTTTATCATCAAAATAAAAATCTAAAAAAGAGTCTCCAATTAAAAGATATTTATAATAAGATATGGGGTTTACTTTCAATAAATCCATTTTGCGTAATCTTTAAAAATTCAACATTATTAGGATTCAAATCAGTTATTTGATTTGTACCTAGATATGAAATAGCAGATGCTATAGCTGAATTACAATTACTTAAAAAGGTTTTTGCGTCAATAGAAGGATACAATCTTTTCTGAGATTGTACTCCTTCTGGAACTCCATTGACTAAACCGCGACGTTCAATCTGAAATTCATAAGAAGCTTGACCTCTGTAATATTTATAATATCTTTTATTGTAATCGAAATACCAAATGTATTTAAAAATTTTATAAAGCTTAGTTGGCATCCAACCTGCGCTTTCTTTTAATGTAGAAAGCATACTACCTAGCATAACAGCATCAGCACCAGCGCATAAATATTTAACTATATCGCCAGTTTCTTTAATGCCACCATCTGCAATTAATGTAACATTATTTCTAAGATTACATACAGTTAAAATATCATGTATTTTAAATACAGCAGTTAAATTAGGTATACCACAACCTGTAACAATCCTAGTGCTGCAAGCACTACCAGGTCCAATACCAATACGTAAATGAGTGCACCCAGCTTGTACAAGTGGAATTGCAGATTCTTCATTAGCAATAGTTCCTGACATAAGGTTAGAACACCATGATTCAGAAGCATATTTCTTATATACTTCTACAAGATGCACTGTATCTCCATGTGCAACATCAATACATATGTTAACTGATTCTCTTGCAGTTTTTTCTTTAGAAAAATAATGTTTTAAGAATTCAAAATCTTCTTCTGAAGAACCTACAGAATACCAAAACCAAGGATTACTACTAAACAAATCAAGAGCTTTCTGTCGTTTTTCTATCGAAAGAAAACGACAGAATACAGCATTTTGTTTATTACTGACAAACTCATGGGTTAATTCAATATCTGTGACAGTATCCATAGGACTACTATATATATAAGAAGTATCAATTATAGCTTTACTGCGAGTATCTAAAATGCCTGTTTTAGGCTTTAATAAAACATCATTAGTAGATAAGTTTTCTCTAGTAAAAAGCTTATGATTTCTATTATATGTTGGATTCATCAATCATACTTTCAATATCAAAAGGATTATTGTCTTCATTGTAACAAATTGTTTTATACTGACAAAAACGACATTGCCAATCGCCTTTTTCAACAGCTTTAACAACTCGTTTTTTACCTTCAGCTAACTGTTGTTTACGTTTTTCAAATTGAGCAGTATCAGCTTTAGATAACAAACCATCATTATAAAGTTGTTCTATTTTATCTTCACTATAAAACAACTCATAGTCTTTAGGCGGAATTTCATTAGTATCTCTTACAGAATTTAAATATTTGTAATTGTCTAAAATACTTTGAATGCTAATTCCAGAATTAACTTTAGATGTAGTTATTGGTGTATGACCTTGATAAAAAATATAATCTTTATCATCTACTTTCTCTACAGTTAGTTTGTATTCAGCAAATCTGCCTGTATCTCTAGCACCATATACTAGTAGGCCTTCAGCAAAACGATCGTCATTGTTGCCATACCACCATTGATATAAACCTAGTTGCATAAGATGTGAATCTCTAGGTTGGCCTAAATTTCCTTTGCGTTGTTGAGCTTCTGTACCCAACACTGAGTTAGCGTTAAATCCATAAACGGATTTAACTTCAACGATATGCAGTTTAGTTGTTTCAGGATTGACAACAATTAAGTCAATTTTACCTGAAATATTGTAACCAGGAACATATACAGAAGTTTGAGTTGCTACAAATACACCAGATTCTTTAGCTAAATTAGTGCAGTAATCTTCATAAAGTTCACCTTGTTGCCATATCCATCTAGTGTACAAAGCAATTGGTGATTCTTTTTCTTCAATATATTTTACTAGATTTTCTAAATGATCATATTTATTATAAAAATAATATGAATCTTTTAAATACCTAAAGTAAGCCTGTCTACGACATTTTCCTATTACTTTACCATCTTTAATAGCTGTAGCAGAACTAGGCCATAAAGTTGGTGCTTTTTGTTCACTTAAGCCAGGTCTAGCTAAGTGATTAGTTACATGTTTTATAAAAGACCAAGACATCAGTCATCCTTAAGGTCAATGCTAGATTCTTGTTCAACTTTTTCTTCAAAGCTTTGAACTTCTTCTTTGACATGTTTATCAAATTCTTCTTTAATTTCTTTTAAACGTTTTTCTTGAAAATTTTCAAAGTCTTTATCTAAAGGAATTTTAATTCCTTGTTTTTCTAAAGATTCATATAAGAATTCAATTAAAAGAGAAAGTTGAATTAGATTATTAAAGTTATAATCAACTCTACTTTCTAAAGCTTTTGTCAGTGAAAGCAAAAAGCCCAAAGGTACATTTTGTTTTGCTACTTCTTCATCAAGTTCAATATCTTTTATTTCTTCAGACATTTTATATTCCCTTCTTAACAGGTAAATGTGAACCTAAATAAATAGATCCACTATCATTAAAGTTAGTGTTACCATCTGCATCTTGGTAGACAACAGCGTAACCATTCATTGCATTTTTAAATTTTAAATCAGCACGAAACTGATAAGGTAATTTATGGCACATAGCACCTTGCTCAATAAGCATCTTATTGGAGACTATACCTTTATACACTTTATGTGTATGTCCTACAACAATAGAATCAAAACTACTTGGTTCCATTCTATGTATAAAGTGATCTAAAAGTTTTACTACTGTAGCTCCAGGATATTTAGAACCAAAACCAGATGGATGGCAGAATATTGTTTTGCCAATAATGCTATACCAAGAATCGTATACATCATAATGTACATTATTGAAATTTAATTTTTCTTCTAAATTTCCATAATTATCTAATTTTTCGCCATTTGCAATTCTAAATAATAAATCAGGACGATACACTTTAGAAGCTTCGTCTGAAAAACCAGAGGTTTTAAGTGCTCTGGTTGTTCGGTAATCATGATTACCGGATACTAAAACTACTTTTTCAAAACTATCACTTAGAAAGTGAACTAAATCAAAAGCTACTTTATATTCTTTTAATGCAGCTATATTCTTACTTTTACTAAAAGTACTAAAAATATAAGCGTCTAATATATCACCATTTAAAACAATTATGTTAGCATCTTTGTGATCATTTAAAGCAGTTTTCATATCTTCCCAATTGAAGAATGGTATATGTAAATCACTAAAGGAAACTATTTTACATTCTTTGTTTCGAGTTAAGCCAGCATCATGTTTAACAGAATTAGCTCTGTATTCTTTTGCTACCTTAACTATATAATCCCATGCATCATTGTAAGTGTTTTTAGAGTCTTTAGTTAAACTTTCTCTATATATCTTAGTTCTTACAGCATGAGGAGTTCTGATTATTGGAAAACCAGCAACTTTAGAATTATATTTTTCTTGTATTAAAGAAGCTATTTCTTGATTATTTAAATTTAAATTAGTTCTAAGTAAATATTCTTCTTCAGGAGTCCATCTCATAAATTGATCCTTATTGATTTTGATCAACAGTAGTTAAGCTGAATAATATCATTTTATAGTCTGGATCTGTCTCTTCTACTTTGATTTTAGCTTTAACTATATCACCAGTTTTTAAATTCATATTATTTATCTTAGACCATGTTGAAGGAAAACAAACTATTTCAGTAGTATTCGTTGAGTCGTTTACATCTATAACAGCCATTTTTTTGCCTTTACGAGTAGTAATCTCACGAATGCCTAATATTACACCAGCTATTGTATCAATTTCACCGATATCTAATGAAATAATTTGAGAAACACCACTTACTTGTACAAATTGCAAAGGGTGTCCACCTAAGTAACAGCCAATGTAGTGTGCTTGTTGAGTTATATCCTGAAGATCTAACTCAACAGAACTATTGCGTTTTAACTCAGGAAAAACAGGTCTTTCTTTTTCTTTAAGATCAACTAGTTTCTTAAGTCCTAAGTCTTCTAAAGGTTCTAGTTCATTTTCATACACAGTCAAATTCTCAAAGTCTTCTTCTTTAGCTTTATCCTTATTGATACGATTGTTTATTTTTTTTATTTCTTTACGTAAAAAGTTACGTCTTTCTATTAAAGGTGTATTGCGAGCATTTTTTTCTCGTCTAGCAGCTGCATCTATTTTACGTTGTCGATAATCTTCTAAATCTCTTATATAGGAATATATTTCAGAAGTTTTTTCTATAAGCTCTTTACGAGAGTAACCCATTCTATCAAAAGCACCTGCATAGGCTAATGCTTCAAAAGTTTTAGTATTTACTTTTTGCAAGTTAACACGTTCGACAAAATCAAGAATGTCTTTAAATGGGACATTCTTTCTCGCTTTGATAATACTTTTAGCTGCTGTTTTACCTACGTCTCTTATAGCATTTAACCCAAAGTATACTTCATTATTAAAGATAGTAAATTCATAACCTGATTTATTAACACTAGGAGTATTTATATCTATATTAAATTTTTTTGCTTCCAATACATATTCAGGAGCTTTAACAGCCCATGATTTAGGTTGTAAAGTTTTAGATCGAGTAGACATCAAAGCAGTAAAAAAGTAAACAGGGTAGTGAGTTTTTAGATAAGCACTAATATAAGTTAACATAGAATAGCTAACTGAATGCGCTTTGTTAAAACAATTACTTGCTATCAAGTTATTATCTAGCAAAAAGTTATGTGCATCTTCGTTAGAAGACACACCGATATCGTAAACTTCTTGGTTACCAAGAAATTCTTTTTTTACAATTTTCATTTTTACATACCTCAAAAAACAAAAGCGTCAATTAAGACGCTTTATTAAATACAGTTTATTTAAAAACAGCCAAGTGTTTTTTAATCATTTATGAAATAAATGATTATGCAGTTTCATATACCATGCTAATTTTATCATTAGTATCAAGTTGATAGCCTGCAACACTTCCATTCCAGTACAATGTGTCACCACTAGCAATTGCAGTAATTGCTCTTGCTGTACTTCCACCATCAGCACTGAAGTAACAATCTTTAGTTTTTACGCCTTGACCTAATTCTTGTTGTAATCCATTTACAAAAATTTGAACCATACCTTCAGGAGTTGCTGCAATAGTTACACCAGCACTATCTCCATTCGAACTAGTAGCACTAGCTGTTTCAAATTGATCATTAGATGAAAGACGGGCAGCAGCTAAAGCACCTGAAGAAGCTGTAAGACCAGAACCTGCTAGAGCAGTAGCAAAATCTGCAACACTTTCTTTCTTTGTTGAGCTGTCAGTAGCATCAATGAATGCAATACTATCAGCAGATACATCCAAAACTGCAGCAGTTAACTCATTTAAACTTACTGAAAGTGCAACACCATTACCACCTGCAATACCATCACCGGCAACAGTAGGAGAAATCTTAGCAGGTGTAATAGAAAGATTACCTAATTTAAGAGATGTAATACCTGCATCTTTTATCCGTAAAGTATCATTGTTTATTTCAATAGTTGAATCATCTACATTTACATCTAGTTGATTACCAGTTTTAGTTAAAGCTGCACCTGCACTAACACTACCTGCACCACTAAATTGAGCAAAAACAATATTATCTGTACCTAATGTTGGAGTACCATTAGTTGTACAAACAAAACCATTGTCAGCATTAGCAGTACCTTCTTCTACAAAAAAGAATGCACCACCTGTTAGATCACCTTGATCTGCATCAGCTGCTCTTGAAGGAGCACCTGATGCAGCAACTACATAGATGCCATTTTCAGTTGCATCAGCTTGATCTTTTAAAAGAATACGATCACCTGTAACTAATGCTATACCATCTAAGCTGTCTCCATTTTCAACGTCTGTTGCTAACGTTAAAGCTGCAGTAGAAGCTAATCTAACAGAAGCTTTGATATCAAGACCATTAGCAACATTATCAGCATAAGTTTGAGCTGAAGTTAAAATTGAATCAGCATAAGCTTTAGCTGCATCAGCACGAGCAAGTTCAGACGCAGTAGCAGATGAACTTAAATCTGTTGAATAAGAGCCGCTATTGAGTTTAGCAAATGTAACAGAACCGTTAGCAATTTTTGCGCTGTTAATTGCATCATTAGCAATTGTTAAAGCACCTGCTGCTGTAATAGTAGCATCAGTTCCAAGACTTACTGCTTGTAATTGACCATTAGAATCTGCAACAAGAATTTCAGCTTCTGATTGAAGTGCAACTTTTGTAAGTGCAAGAGTATTATTACTTAATTGTTTACCTTTAATTAACGCCATGAGGTGTCTCCTAATTAGGGTTTTGTTTTTTGGTTAACCAAAAATATAATAATTTATTGTAAAAGATAATTTCAATTTACTATTTATAATATATTAAATTGAGTATGTTGATAAATTAATATTATAAAATTTATCTGTAGCAGAAGATCCATTCCGTAAACTGTTGATCATGTTTGATACATACTAAATCACATCGATTACAGTGCTAAACAGGCCAAGAATTTGAAATATCACATTTACATAAATTGTCATGATTACCTCAAAACAATAACAACAGAAGAGTCAACAACTCGATCAGCTTCATTGATGTCTTTGGGCACGATGAATCCTGTTGATTCTGTGAGCGAATTATCAACAAATACTTTTCCGTTCTCAATATTCAATTGACCTCCTTGCACTGGTATATCTCTTGAAGCGAAACAACGAACAGGACCAGAGACAAGAATTTTACAAACATATTCAGGATTCTCATCTGTTCCGTTGTTGTAGGGCATATCTTTGACTACTGAGATCTCTTCAGAGATTGAGTTTGCAACCTCCCATTGATTACTCGATAAACTATAAGATACGACTTGACCAACAGTTAAAGATTGATTACATTTTACAGTGACATACATAATAAACTCCTAATTTTTTAAACTTTAAATATTTGTATTGTACATGCGAACATACTTGACGCATCAAATAAATTTACATTATTAACAACATCACGCGCTCTCAACTCGAATCGAGTACTACTAGAGATGTTAGCATGATAAATCAATCGATTGCTAAAATTGCCTGTTATAAAGTGCATTTTAGGCCCCACATATGCCGCAGTGGTCGCATTATAAAACTGTACATTACAATTCCCACCGCTTGACAAACTAAACCCCCAGCTTGCTAACATTAAATAATTGCCCGCTACTAAAGTCCAGCCCTGCAACCAAGAAGCCCCTCCTGCGGCATGTCTTGTAATAATTGATGTGTTTTCCTCTACTGTACAACTACTCCCTCTTAAATAAGTATTATATCCCTCTGTGATCGTACCTGAACCTGCCCAGCCTGCCGACTGGACTACATAAGACATAGCAAGATCCCCAACATTAGTTCCTATTGCCAATTTCTTAGAACTTCCACCGCCATCAATACCCACTACATCAGTATCAGAGGGTGAACTCATTAAACTAGATAAACCTAGATTTATATTTCCATCACTTGAGCTTTTAACATTATTTACAGAGTTTAATAAATGAGACATTTTACACGCTCCGAATCATTAAAGTACTAAATTCGGCAGGGGTGTTTCCTTGGCTTGCTACTGAAGCAACGCCAGAGGAAGCGTTATTATGCAAAATAACTGTAGTTGATGAGGCTAATTCAAAATAGCCCAGAGCAGTACTAGCCGCATTATCAATGTTTGTCCTATCTTCCCCGATATATGCTCTTGATGTATACTCTGTTGTTCCGCTTGTGTCTGTTAATCCGTAATTGAAATATCCACTTGCTGAAAACTCAACTCTATAAGTGATCATAGCTTGATAATTACCAGGAGGCAATGTGATGGATGTGACCCAATCTGTGGCAAGATATTTAGTGATTGTTGCACCGAGAGTATTTACAATAGAAGCTGAGGGAGCATATAAATAAACGTCTCCACTCATTGAACTAGCACCGCTATTACTGTATGCGTCCGAATCCCCTTGACCTAGAACAAGCAAGCCTGACCCGACTGAAAGAGTTTGATTTTGCCATTGGCTTGATGCTGTCGAATATTGCAATACTTGATTGTCGGATGGTGTACTAATATTTACATCTGACATATTGGCAACATCAATCGAAACATCACCATTTGAATCAGGGCTTTGACTTGCTACTGTTATTTTATTATGACTCATTAGATGACCTCCCAATTTGATGATCCATCACTCACAAGAGTGACAGCTTGGTTTTGTACTGTGAGAGTGTATGTGGTTGAGCCGTCGATTGTCTCTGATAGATTACCATCAAGAGTCAATGTATTTCCTGCTGTTTTAAGTTTTACTCGAATCTCAGTGCCTGCCGTCACACCACTCAAAGCAGGAAGATTGATTGTGATCGCTCCGCCTGATGTATCTGCTGAATAATGAGTTGAGGCTGCTCCTGCAACGGGTGAAGATGCTGATGTGATTGCTGTGTATGTAAATCCACCACCACCAGATACATTTGCATTAACATATGTCATAACATCTGTTAATGCAACTTGCTTCATTGTTCCAGCATCATTAATTATAATACGGTCAGCATCTACTAAAGTAGTAGAAGTTGCTGAAGTATCACCATCCATAATGTTAAGTTCTGCAGCAGTAGTAGTAACTAAAGTACCTGCTAATTGTAAACCTGTAGTACCATCATGATCAGCTACATTAACTATTTTATTTATTTTGGTTATTACATTTGTATTAGATGAATTACCGTAAACTTGTAATGCAGTAGTAGAGGTTCCATTACTTTGAGTAGCAATAGAAACTTCTGCAGATCTAGTTGCATTAGTTCTATCTAAAATTTTAGCTTTGATTAAAGCGTAATCTGTTGTTCCAGAAAGTATATTACTAGTAGTAGTAGCAGCTCTAAATTCAAGATTACCAATAGTATCATTATTAGAGTCACTACCACTATGCATAAAAGTTAGATAAGGGCCTACAGAATTGTTTCCAGAAGTTGTTTGAAATGTAAACCTTGGGTCTCGAATACTTTCATTGCTATAACTTACTTGAAACTTTAAACCATCATCTGGGTCATGTTGTACAAGTACATCGTCATCTGAACCAAAATATAAAACGCTGTAATCACTTTTAAGTTTTAAATTATTATTAAATATAGCTGTACCAGAGTCTGAACCATCTAAAGTTAACATAGTTATATCAGAATTATTATCTGTACCTTTAAATATGATATCAGAATCATTTGCTTGAGCATCAATAGTAATATTACCAGATGTTGTAGTGATATTAACTGCTGCATCACCAGCAGTAATATCATCAGCAGCAGAACTACCACCACCTCCACTAGCATCTTGAAATGTAACTGCTCCAGAACCATCAGTAGTAAGTACTTGCCCACTACTACCATCTGCAATGGGTAATGTATAAACACTTGAAGATGATTGATTAGAAGCATTGCCAATAAATATTTTACCTTGATCTAAGTTTGGTGTTGCAGCTGTACGGCCTGCACCACCAACTTTAATAATGCCATCTGTTGCATGCTCTCTTATTACTTGACCTATATTTTGTAACTTACTTGAACTGCCTGCTGGAGGCGTTAAAGTTAAAGCACCTGCTGTTGTACTTATATATACAGTATCTCCAACAATATCTGTACCTAAAGCGGCTGTATTTAAACCTGTAAGATTACCGAAACTTACAATATAAACTTCAGCATTATTATTAGCTGCAGATTCTGTTAAACCAACACAAGGCATATTTATTGTATCGGAATCTGCAAGAGCAATGGTTGGGACATCACCACTAACTCCATTTATATAAACTGGAACACCCTTAGCTACTGCAACGCCTGTTTCGTTTTTAGCTTTAAACCGAATAGGTCCTGTTAAGCTACCAGTAAAATCTGAAGAATGCACAGATGTAAATGGAGAAGATTGAGAACCTAAATTTTCTTCTAGTTGTTTAGATTTAATTTTCATTGTAAACCTCTTAAGCTGCTACGTATTTTATTTCAACTACATCATCTTGATCAATACTGAATTCAGTATTGCTGTATATTACTAAGCTATTTTGGCTTTGCAACGAAATTTTATCTGCAGTTATTTGAACACCATTTACAAATAAAAATATTAATTCAACGTTATTAACAACTAATACTGGGTCTGGTAGTTGGAACTGTGTATGAATACCTTGACTTAAAGATGGAACATGTGTTTTCCATTTGTAACCAGTTATAACTTTGCCATTTGCATCTGTTTGATAACCAGATGCAAATATTTCAGGTAAATCTAAACTATCTCTTTTTATTTTAGTGATACGTGCCATTTTTATGCCTCTTCGTAAATTGCTAATATAGTAGAGCTAGTAGATAAGGGTGAATTAAATAGAAGCTCTAGTTGAGTCGCATTATTCAAACTGTAATCACCAACGACATTAGCTGTAGATGGCTTTAAAGTAAGACCATCTACAACTACTTGAACACTTTCAATCACTGCTGGTGGTGATAAAATAAATATCAACGAGTTATTAGTTAGTTGACTACTTAAGTCATGCGTAACTAAACGCGCTCTATTTGTAATGTTAGTTAAATTTGTAGTAGTAACTGTAGAATTATATATAGTAACAACAGTCATAATATCTCCTATGCCCAAAATTCTTTTAAACCAGTAACTTCTGGAGGTTCTTCAGAACCTCCTCCATTAGATGAAGGTTCTTCTTCGAAGTATTGGTTAACGTAATCTTGTGATTTGTTATACTCTATATTTATATCAACATCAGCACCTGAAATATAAGTTATTAAGTTTTTACTAAAATAATTTATGTCATTTTCATCATAAGTGTAAGTTGGTTGTGTTGATTTAAGAAAATCTATATTTGTAGATACTATAGATGTAGTATAACTTAAAGTATTATTTCTATAAGAATATGCTTTATTTACATAATGCATAAGCTTAGATACTACTCCAGTAGAACCATTATATGTAGGTTGGTTAGAGTAAGATTCTTCTTCTACATTCTCAAATAGTTCAAATGAATTATAAGAATTAAAATTAACATTAGTGTGGTTTTGAGAAGATAAAAATTCATCAAACAGAAATACTTTTAAATCAAATGATAAAAGTTTTTTCTCTCTAGTTTGATTATTAACTACAAAATAATTATCTTTTACTTGAAAAGATAATGTTTCTTTTACGCTATCTACAAATCCATGTAATGCCATGAGCTTTATCCTTATAGATCAAATGATGCTGATACATTAATTAAGCCAGAATTAGTAATTGTTATATCAACAAATGTATCTGCACTAGTAGATGTAGTAACTACTGCTGTAGTAGCACCTGCAGTAATACCTTGTGCAAAATCTGCATCAAATGTACAGTTGTTGCCTTCAATAGTTAAACGTACATCTTTTGCAATTCTAACATTTGTTTCATCATATGCATTTACAATTAAACGATTGTTTAAATCAGACCCAGCATAGGTCTGATTTGGTGTTTCTAATGATAAAGATGTTACGTGTGGAAGCGTATCTGATAATAATTCTAACTTCATATCTACATTTTTTACATTTAAATAAATGTACTGCAAAGCAGAATCACTTAAAGAGCTTAAATCTGCTACAGGCATATTTAAAGCCCAATTGCGCCCATAACTATCCTCTGCTAATACATTGTAAATGCCTGTATGTTCTGAAGATAAAACCCATGCATTTGCTGAATATGAAAGCATTTTTATACCTGTAGGAGTAATTGCTTTAATTTTATTAACTGCAGAATTGTAGATTAAATCTAAAGCTTTTAAAGTATATGAAGACTGATAAGTTAAATTTAAATCAGAATTAGTTGCAAAATCTGATACATCAATTGAAAAAGAAGTTAAATCTGAATGCAGAGCGTCAGCAGCATGAAAATGATTAGCTAATTCATTTTTCTTAAAAAGGTAAGTAAAGTTTATAGTATTATCTGTTGGACTCAATAATGATAAACTTTTCATAAATAAAGGTATGTTTGGTAAACTTCTATAATTGCTAGATGCTACAGAATCTAAAGTATCTGCAGCATCTGCATAGTTAGAAGCCCAATTCTTAATATAATTAGTAGATGGATTAGAATTAGGAAAAGTAACTGTACATTCATCTACATATAATGGTGCAGTACCAGTGCCTGCGTAATTGCTAATAACTATATTTTTATTCCATATTATTCTTATTGGTTTGAAATTGCCAGAATTATCAAAAGCTGCAATGTAAGAATACATTGTATTAGATTTGTTACTATCTAAAGCTTGAAACTTAGAACAATATATATTTATTAAATCTCCATTTACATAATTATCTGTTATTGTTTTTACGTTTGCAATATTATTATCTGATGCAACAAATCTAGTTGTTGCATCTAAAATCATATTTACTTCATCTAATTCATATAATGTAAATGAAATTTCTCCATCAGCTATTGCTCCACCATCAGAAGCATAATCATGGTCTAAATTTATATCCATAAAAATATGATTAGAAGATGTATCTTTTCCACAATAAAATAAGTTATGTGATAATTTATTAGTTTTACTTGGTGGTGCAGTCTGCAAATCAAGATCAGCTAAAATCGAATCTTGATTTGCAGGGAAAACTGGATTGGGAAATATTAAATTTATAGGTGAAGATTTCCATGCAAAAGTATTTAAATCAAAATTAAGTGTAATTAAACCTTGACCTTTAATATATTCATATTGATACTCACGATAAGCAGTAAAATGTAAAACTGCAAAACAACTAGAAAGATTTGTTGTATCTATAGTTAATATTTCAAAATATAAAGGTAATTTTGTGCTATAATGAATATTGTCTGGATATAAACCGTTATTACTATAGTCTAACTCTAAAGTAGCAATTGGATTAGAATAGTCATCACCTTTTATTATAGTAAAATGAGTTGTGTTTTCAATTGCTTGAGCTACATTTCCAATGTCTTCAAATGCATAAGATAACAAAAGAGTATATTCTTGATTGTTAGCTGTAAACTTATAAAAATTAGGATTAAAATCATAGGCTTCTGATGTTAAGTTTTTATGAAATGTTTCATTGCTATATTTTATAGCATCTAAACTACAATTGTCCCAATATGTGCTAGCAGTATATGTATCATCATTCCAATTAGTTCTACATTGAGGTTTTGAAGTTAAAAGCATGTTATTAGAAAATTGATTAAAAACATTTTTAGCATTTCTTTTTATACCTGTTGCTTTTTTATCAAAATATGGTGTTAATGTAACAGAATCATGAGCTTCGTTATTCAAGTAAAGAGTTTGTTGAGATTCATTTTCTATAAGTACAGTATTGTTGTCATTTATAATTGAAACTTCAGGTAGTGCAATTTGACCACTACTTGTTGTTCCATTATCACGATCAGCAATTAAAAGTTTTCCTGTAATTTCTTTAACAACAGCCATAATATATAATCCTTAATTAAAGTATTGAATGATATTTAAAAGATACAATAAGGTCTGAACCTTTTGTAGTAGTACCAATTTGTACTACATCGACACGTAAATAATCACCTACAGCTAAAGTATATTCATCATCAATATAAACTTCATTGGTTGTAGATGTAATGTCTAAATCATATAGTAAATCTTCAGGTGCTGTAGAATCATTCTTTATTACATGTAAAGAAATATCTGCACCTACTGATGGTGTACCAACATAAGCTTTAGCTTGCAAAAGTTTTATTGGCGATATGATTCGCCAATATAAATCGCCTTGTTTAACTGCAAGTTCATCAACAGTATAAAAATGCCGATCTTGTATAATAGGATTAGCTCGCATAGTAGCTAATCCACGAGCATCTGTATAATAAAGATTGGTAACACCTTCATCTACATTATCTGTATCTAATGTTACATTTATAAATTGATTCGAATTATCAATTTCTTTTAAACCAGGTTGATTTAAAACTTTTGTTAAATTATGACTCATTATACAATCTCCCAATCAGTTTCATTATTATCATTACCTGCTACTAAAGTAATTGCTTGACCGACAACATCTAGTACAAAGCTAGATGTGTCGTCATCTATTGTTTGATTACTATATGGGTTTATTGTAACAGTATTGTTATTAACTAATCTTTTTAATTTAATACTAATTCTTGCACCAGTAGCAACAGTTGTAATATCTGGTAAATTTACAACGATACTATTAGGGTCTGCTCTTAATGAATAATGCTTAGTAACTGTAGCATTTACAGTAGCATTGTTGGTATATTCATATTTTAAAGTATTGGTTAAACTTAAAATGTTATCACGTATAGTAGAAGTACCTACATTAGTAGTTATGGCTTCATTTAAATCATAAGGGGTCAATGCTTTAGTATCAGATAAAGCATTTGTAGTAATTACATCTGTGATAGTTGTTGTTTGAATTAAACCATTTATTGTTGAAGTAGCTATAGGTAAATCATTTGTAACTAAATTAGTACCGTTAAAATAAGTAAATTTATTAGGTAGTAATGTTCCATTTAATAATAACTCACCAGAATTTATACCAACATTATATGTAGCTGCAGTACCTAAACCTAAATTAGTTCTTGCTGTAGGTACATCTTGTAAATCATCTAAATTACTATCTTTAGCTAAATATGTATTGCTAGCTAAAGTTTCTAAATCTGTAATAGAAGTATCTATATCATTTGTGATTGATTTTAAGGTATTAGGAGCAATAGGTAAATTATCTATAGTGCCTGCTGTAACTTCAGCTTGAGAAGCAAAAGCTAAATTAAGTTCTACTTGATGATTCGGGTCATCATAATTAACAGATAGTGCTGGTGAATGATCATTATGATTGAATAATGATATAATAGCATCTTCTGTAGCTTCTTGAGTTAAATCAATAACTGGTACAGGTTGTGTTTGATCTGCACTATTATAGTAATAACCGAATGCATACCAAACTCTTTTATTCAAAGCAATGCTATAACCTACATATAAATCAACAGTATGACCTGCAACAAGTATGTCTATTTGTGCTTCATTACTTCCTGAAGAAGTAATGACTTCATTATCAGCAGTTATAATAACATCATCTGAGTCATTAGCACGTATAGAAACTGTTCCAGCAGTTGCATGTGTAGAACCATTTTCTTTTTTAATTCTGATTGTACCACCTTGAGGATTCATAGAATTTATATCAGGTAATACAACATATTTAGTTTCATTAGCAGGTGTTTTAACATTATAAAAATAAGAAGGTGAAAGATCCCATTTACTACTAGGTGAGGAAGTAAAATCTAAACCTTCTGGTTGTAAATAACCTAATGTTCTATCTGTATTTGTCCAATTACTAGCAGTTCCAACTAGATATTTACCTGCTTCAAGAGCAGGTAAGCCTATATGACTTCTATAATTAGCAGCAGTTGTGGCATTGCTTAAATCAATCTTTACAAATTCAGAGTCTATATCAAGGTTATCTCTTGCACTTTGAGTTTCAGATGGATCAATATTAGATGCATCTCTTCTTAAATAATGTTTATATAGGTAAGGAGGTATAACAGCTTTATTAAGATCTGTGCCATCTCTTACTCCTTCTGTAGAAGCAATAGTAATTATACCAGCTCCTGCTACTGTTTCACCTTGCTGACTGTTAGCTTCTTGTGCATATAAAATTATTTCATTTATAAGTACAGGTATATATTTAGCATTAGGATCTTCATCTCCTGTACCTTCATCAATTCTGTCAATACCATTCCAAGCTAAAACTTGATTAGTAGATAAATATCTAGTTGTTTCTGGTATAGCACCATTATCTCTTTGATCTGTAGGAGGATCTATTTGTCCTAATTTAAATACAGAATCATTTTCTGTAACAACTTTATCTGTATCAAGTAAGTCATCAAAATCTAATTGAGCATTAATCCATTGAGTAGTATTAGAATCATATTTTAAAACTTGACTGCTAGATAAAGTTGCACTTGTGATTGTTACATCTGAAAGTTCAGTAAGTTCAGTGCTATTGAATTGTGCAACTAAGTTACTAAAACGTTCTTGTACAAAAGCAGTTGTAGCTGCTTTTGTAGAGTTGTCAGTAGACAACTGTGTAGTAGTAGTAAGGTTTGCGCTTTCTAATGTGTCTATATTACCTGTTGTTGATTTTACACTGCCTGTAGATAAAGTAGCAGAATTTGTTATTATATTTGTACTTATGTTTTGAAAAGCATTTAAAGTTCCTGAAAATACATTTTCTTCATCTTTATAAGCAATGTTATTGGTATCTGCTAAATCTATAGATGATAATGTTTCTAATGAAAGACTAAGTTTATTATTGTTATCATTGTAAGTCCAAACAATACCTGAGCTATGAGTACTTGAGGTAATCATAGCTCCAATAGCATCTCTTGCGAACTCATCATTATAGAAAAAGTTTTCACTACCATAAGGTTGAAAAAACTTATTTAACTCAATACCAGAGCCTGCATTTAACATAGAGGATATTCTTGGTACTATAATCTTAGTTCCATCTACTAAAGCAGATCTTAAATTTTGCTCTATTATATTATAATCTAAATATAACTCACCTGTACCAGATATATAATCACTAGTAAATGTTTCATAAGTGTCAAAGGTAATATCTTTTAATTTAACTAATGAAGGACTTAAGTTGACATCTAAATTTCTTATATCAAGGTAAGACTCAGATCCTGTAGTTTTCTTAAAACTACATCCTTGTAACTCAAGTAAAGAATTGTCGTATATGTTGATACAAGATTCTGAATGAGAATTAATAACTTTTGCGTCGCAATTATTATATAAGTTTATTTGATCCTTATTAGCAGAATCTAAAAAGAAACAATTATCAAATGATACATTTGCTCGTTTTATTAATAAATTGTTAGTTAAGTTAAATGTACAATTGTAAAATTCTAAATCAATACGATTTACATTTGCATCTTCAACTAAAGAAGAAAATACACTCCCTCCTGCAAGGGATGTATTTTCAAACAAACAATTATTAAAAGTTAATTTTACATAAGCAGAAGTAGATTTAACTTCAAATCCATAAGCAAACCAAATATTATTGAATGTTATTTGATCTGAATTGCCTTGTTGTAAAGATAAATTGCGATTTATTTCAACTTTATTAAGCCTGCTAAACATGTAGTTCTTTTGAGGTTGCAAACCTGTAAAAAGAACTGGTGCTTGATCTATTATTAGTGGGGTTTCTGAAATTTCTACGCCTTGTTTAATTAAATAATTCAAGGTAAAGTCGTCTACTATTCTTACTTTAGTATTATTATATAAATCATTTATATTATTATCAGAGTCTAGAGGGTCATTGCCGCAAGAATAATTTGCAGGGGTCATTATAGAATCAGATAGTAAATCAATATTTGTATTAATAGTTTGAAGCTTATTATCAATAATATCTTGAGTGTAAATTTCACTTCGATTGGCTTTGTTAGTTTCTAAAGCTGTTATTCTGCCAATAATATTTGCTGTTGGATTGTTAGCAATGTAATCTAATAAGTCTTGTATGCTTTGTAAAGTTTGCTGATCTACACCTACAAGCTGTGAAACTTGAGTATTTACATATTCTTTATCAGCATAATCTAAAGTTAAAGGTATTTTTAAAAAACCTTCTATTCTATTAGCTGCAATCCAGTTTGTAGGTTGCCATGCAGAATCTATATTAGTTACATCTTTTATGTATATATAAAAAGCTTTATCTGTACGACTGTAATATGTATTGCCAGGTACAAGGATGTGATTTAATTCTAAAACTTGAGTAGCTTCATCTGTGATATCTACATCGTCAAATACTTCTTGAACATTAATAACTTGTTTCCAAGGCAAGTTGTTAAATCTTTGATCAAAGGTATTGATTTCATTTTTTAGACTTGTAGCATTTAAAATTCCTGTATCAGGATTTACTTGTAAACCACTAGTTTCATCTACTAATGTAGGATGTATTGATCCTGGTTTTAATCTTGATTTTCTATCAATAGCCATTATCCTACTACTCCTATATAAATAGCAATTAAACTAGAACCTGCAGGAGGTGCAGGTATTGATTGATGTAAATTAATTTGACTATGAGAAGATACTACATAGTCTGAAATTGTTAAATCTGCTGATCTTGTAAGCAATACACCGTCTAAATATAAACTAAAAAAGTTTAAAGTATTTTGAACTACTGCTGGACTTAAAACAAAATCTTTTAAGCTACCATCACACTGAGATGAAAGGTCATGAGATTTAGGTAGAATAGTCATTACTTGTCCTACTGATAAACCTTGATCACTATTGTTGATATTTTCTATATTAAGTGTACTATCTACAATTATAGTACCTTGATTTTTAGATTCTGCATGAGTAGCCATAAGATACCTTTTTATTTAGTCTTTAATTTTATATTTTTATCAAATATAGCATCAATTTCAAGCATATCATCATTTATTGTTAAAAACTTATGATCTTCTGTACAATCGACATAAGTACCATCTTCTAACGTGTAACGATATACTGGCTTGACACCACGATTATACCATTGAGATACTTTTTGTTTAATAAAATTTTTATCTTTAAAACTATAACTAAATACTTCTGCTGAAATAAAGTTATCAACTATGTCTTTTATTGTGAAAGTACCATCTACAGTTTGAATCTTAGTATTACCTAATAAACAATAGTCTGCAAAACCGACAAGATCATCCCAAAGATTACTTGAATAATCTTTGGCAAGACCACCAATTGATTGACAACCTTCAATGAATTGTTCTTTATATTTTTCTAATACTTCATGTTTCTTTTTACCCATAGCACGACGAATATCATCAGCTTGTTTAGGAGTGAATCCTGCAATTTTAGAACATATATCCATTACTTGTTCTTGATAAACTAAAGTCCAGTAACTAGCTTGTAATACTTCAGCAACATTACTAGGTAAATCTTTTGGAGGAGAGCCCTTATATTTGTTCTCTATATATTGTTTATCTAGTCCTGCTTGTAACGGACCTGGACGATTCAAAGCTGATATAGCAGATAAATCTTCTATTGATTTAGGACGAATACTAAGTATTAGTTTTTTAGCAGTACCAGATGTTTCCATTTGAAAGACGCCAGTAAGCAAGCCACTACAAAGTGTCTGATAAGTTCTTTCATCTCCATCTTCAATTGCATATGGTTCTATATCTAATAAAGTATGATGTTTAATTAAATGACGGCATTCTTTAATAATAGACAATGTGTCTATACCTAAGAAGTCAAACTTAATCAAACCAAGTTCTTCACATTCATCTTTATCATATTGAGTAATACGATCTGCCTTGCTATTTTTCCATACAGGAACAGTATCATTAACTTCAGTGTCAGATATAATAATACCAGCAGCATGAATACCAAATGTAGAAACCATACCTTCAATACGATCTGCAAACTCCAAAAAGTTTGCATATCGTATTTCTTCTTTTATTTCAGGTGCAACTTCAAGTATTTCATCTAATGTAGCTTCTTTACCATATACAGGCATAGGTATCTTTTTAAGTAACTCGTTAAGGTCTTCATTATTGCCTTCAGTAATACGATAAAAAGACCGCGCTAAACTTTTAGGTTTAAAAGTACCATGAGTAATAATATTAGCTACATTTTCTCTACCCCAGTAATCAACACACCATTGAATCGCTTCTTCTCTGTCTAAAGCATCATGGTCAATGTCAATGTCAGGTGGAGCACCACCAACCATTTCAGATCTAGCTTTATCAAAATTAAAGTCATCTGTAATCCCTGTAATATAAAGCAAGATAGAATTGTATGGATTCGATTCAAATTTAACTTTTTCAGTTAACAACCAGAAAATTCTTTCTAAATCTTCATCTGATACCATTTTAACTTCAAAAGCTAAATAATCGGGATCGACTTGATCGTATCTTTCATCTATTATATTCTCATCTAAGAGTTTTAAATTATTTTTTCTACTGTCATACATTTTTTTTCTTTTTCATTTTTTTAAAAAAAGCAATTATTGCTGGAATTAAAAAAAGTTCAATACAAATTTTTTGCATAAAGGGTCTTTCTATGTTTAAACGTTGGATGTTACAACCCGTACGTAGATGTAAAGGTGGATGTTAGCTAGGTATTTCAAATATGTCAGCATGATAAGCTGCTAGATTGACGTGTCTACTAGTAGTGTGACTTTTGAAATTGTTATATTCTTTTGTATATCTAAGTAAAACTTTTTGACCATATTCATTTGTATAACCAATTTTAAGACGATAACTATAAATGTTACTTCCATCTGTACTAAAACTGTTTGTAGCAGTTTTAGCTTTACGATTCATCCTCCATAAAATAGGTACTTCTTTAATTTTCATAAATCAAAACTTTTTAATAACTCTTTTAAACCATTTAAATTATGTTGAATTTCTTGAATTTTTAAATTAAGTAATTCTAAAGGTTTGTCTTCATTTTGATTTCTAACCCAATCTTCAAATTCACTAGCAGTTTTAATCTTTGCTAAATTGAATGACTGTTCATTTACAAATTGATCTTTTAAAGTTAAAAAAGATCTTAAATTAGTAAAACATATTTCGCTCTTTTCAAATGAAATGATAGCTTTTTTGGTATAATGAGCTACATGCTCGTTACCTTCGTGAAGGTTTCTGTTGATTCTATTTATAATTCTTTTATAAGAATTTAAATTACTTTTATTCAAATTTTTATAAATATTTTCATTTAAAATATTGTTATCTTTTTTGTAATCTTCGTAGTATACAATAAAAGGAGTTTTAATTTGCATTATTTTTTCTTTCTTAAAATGGTAAACCATTTTGATCAGCTATTAAAGCCATTTGTTTATTGAATATAAGTGGTGTAGCACCACGACCTTCATTTAAAAAACGTTCGAAAACTAATCCATATTTAATTGGATCCACTTCAGTAATACCAAGTGCCCAAGCAATAAGAGAACCTGCAGCAGAGCCACGACCGGGGCCATGCAAAACACCTCTTTCTTTTGCGCCATTCATAAATTGTGCAACAATCAAAAGATAATCAGCAAAACCCATTCTTTTAATTACTTTCAGCTCATAGGCTAAACGTTTTCTATAATCTTCTGGAGGCAACTCTTTAAACCTCCTATACAATCCATGTTGAGCTTCTACATTCAGATAATCAATAGAAGTCATATCTTCAGGTAGCTCTTGATACTTAGGATAACGATTCATTCTATCCATAAAATATGAATCGCTATCAATTAAATCAGCAACAGCAACACTATTACTAATAACATCATAAGGCATTCCTTGAGCTTCTGCATGTTTCCACATCCAGTCATGATGTGCTACATGTACATCTATTTCACCAAAAGTAAAACGTTTCTCATTACTAAGAGTTGTTTTTGTTTGCAAACATAAAGCTGCCTCATGATGACACTTATCATGCTCATGCGTGTAGTGGCAGTCATTTGTAAGAACCATAGGTAAGTCATTATCTAATGCAATTCTTTGTAATACATTATTAACTAGTTGTTGATCTTTGTCTTTATGTAATTGTAATTCAACTAAAAATCTATTTTTAAACATTGCTTTATGATGATGTATTAAATTTTCAGCTTCTTTTTCTCGGCCATTAATAATTAATTGAGATGCACGACCACCTAAACAAGTAGTCGTTGCAATTATACCATCAGAGTATTGAGCAATTAATGCATCATCAATACGTGGTTTCCTGTACATACCTTCTGTATAAGCGTAAGAAGATAGTTTTATAAGATTTTTTAGACCAATATTATTTTGAGCCAGCAAAATAAGATGATAATAGGATTTTTCTAATTCATCTTTTTCTCTAGCAGTTCTATCATTTACAGTATAATAAGCTTCCATACCTATAATAGGTTTAACGCCTGCTTTATTACACTCTTTATAAAACTTAAATGAACCAGATACATTGCCATGATCTGTCATAGCTAATGCAGGTTGATTCATCTCTTTTATAATATGTGGTAATCTATTAACCTTATTTATACCATCTAATAAACTATACTCGGTATGTACATGTAAGTGTACATACTCTCCACTCATTGTCTTTTACAATCCTTTTCATAGTTGTCAGAACATATGTTACCTTTAACAGCTAACCTTTCACAACATTTACACTTAAAAACATTCTCTTTATAATAATCTTCTAAACCTTCTAAGAAGTTATCAGCCAAATAAGATAAAAATTCTACATCATCTTGATTATATGGTAGCAAATGCAAAATATCATAAACTTTATCTTGTATTTTATCGAATTTGCCTTTAAATGATTCTGTATATGGTGTATCAACTATTAAAGCTTTCATATTACTCCTAATTTGTTAAACAAAGTTGTTTAAGACTTTCATATGCATCTTGATTTTCCATAAAGTATTGTTTAGCACCAAGTTTGCCACCTGTGCAAATACTTTCTTCTTCTCCTGTATCTCCATTAAAACATTTAACAGTAGAACCAGCAAAACGAAGTAACCCCATGTCTTTAGCACAACCGATAAGGTCAAGGTATTTATCAGTACCTTGACCACATAAAAATGTAAACTCAGCTACTTTATTAAGAGCAGGAGCTACTTTATTTTTAACAATTTTAACTTTCATGTTAATGCTGTTAGGTTGGTCTGAACTTGGTTTACTACTGACACGTAATCTTACAGAAGAATAAAACGGTATAGCATTACCACCAGAAGTTGTCTCTGGATTTCCATACATGACACCAATGTTTATACGTACTTGATTAATAAATAAATACATACATTGATTATCTACACTAATTTTACTAATAGCTCGTAAAGCTTTTGATAGTAGTCTAGGTAAATCACCAACACCTGTTTCATTCATAAGGCGTTTAGTATCTTTTTCACTTTGAGCAGCATCAATACTATCGAAGATAACAACTCCTACTTTGCCAGTCTTTCCAAGATCTTGGCAAAGTTGTAATGCTTCTTCTGCAGTATCAGGGTAACAGAAAATCATTTGATTGGCATCTAGACCCATCGATGTAACAAGATCTAAACCAGTTGTACGTTCTAGGTCTATATAGACGGGTGGTCTTTCATAACCATATTTATTTACATATTGCCTTACAATTTGTAGACAAAGGCTAGTTTTACCTGCACTAGGAGGTCCATAAATTTCAATAACTCTATCGTTAGGTAATCCGCCTACACCAAGTGTTGAATCCAAACTAATAGAACCGGTAGAAACTGGTTCCACTTTTTCATACTTTGGTCCCATTGAAATCATATTTTCTTTGCCAAATTTTTTGGAAAAGGCATTCATTACTAAATCAATTTCAGCAATGCCTGTGATTTTTTTAGCTGGCATCAATCATTTCTTTCTGGATTTAAAATCCCATTAACAATTTCTTTTGTTTTTTCTGTTTTTAGATACTGATCCCAAGTTTCTTTCGTAATGCCTGTAATAATGAATTCTCTTTCATCATTATTTAAATGAGGCATTGCATCTTGAATTGGTAAACCTGCTTTCCAGCGATCTAATTGAGTTTGAGTTACAGGTAAATCAAGTTGATTGGATTTACCTGTAATAATACATTTTCTTTTTATAATCATATGTTCCTTACATATGATTTCTTTCCATCATTAAACGAGTTAAATTATCATGACGACGCATATAAGCAGAAGCTAAACGTGTCATTCCAATACCACCGCCAAATCTTTCAAAGAAATCATTTGATAAATATTCATTCAATTCTTTTTCCACACGATCTTTTCCAAATTTATTAAATAGCAATTCAGCATATTCACCATTTGAAATAGTGTAGAAATCTTCTTTCATTTCTTCTACTGATACAGCACGTTCAGCAGAACCAATAGTTTCAATACCATCAATTAGTACATCTACTTTTTTATACAATTCAGTGGATCCATTATGACGACGCATATTCCAAAAAGGACTAGTGCGTCTAGGAAAGTCTTTTAAAATAGTAGAAGCTGCATAATCCTTGCAGATAAGTTCTTCATGCTCATTTTCTAAAATAGATACATCATATTTAGTAGCCATTTCTTCATAATCAACTTCTACTGATTTTTCTCCTAAAAGGTATTCAACAAACTCATGTTCAAATTGTACAAGAGCATTTTGATCACCTTTCATTTCAAACTCTAACATAGGAAAGATTTTTTCATGACGACCAGGTATTGGATTTGGTTCATTTCTGTAACTTGTTGATACACAAAAGAATCCTTTTTGATTAGGATTCTTCAATAATTCATGTTCTAACCACATTTGACCTGTTTGAGGTAAAGGCCAAATAATTCCATCATAATTAAATGTAGAAACAGTTTTAGGATCTTCACAAGCTGCAAGAATAGATAATCTTGATTGAACTGGAACTTCTACAAGTCCCTTAGTTAAAAGAAACTCTCTTGCTTTAACTAGTGTTAAGTGAAAACCTTGCGTATCAAACATATCTTTCTCCTAAATTTTATATACGTTTATTGTTTTTTCAGCTTTATCATAAGCTTTATTATCTGTATGATAATCATCCTTATAATAAATAGTTTTTATACCTGCTGAGATTGTGTTTTTTAAACAATTCCAACATGGTTTTGAAGTACAATAAAGTATTGAACCTTGTAATGCAATGCCGTTTTTTGCAGCTTGATTAATTGCGTTTGTTTCTGCATGTATTGTACGAATACAATGATTGTTTTTAATTAAACAACCTACATCAAAACAATGATCATCTCCAGGGAGTGAACCATTATAACCTGTAGCTAAAATGTTTTTATTAAATACAATTACACAACCAACTTGTCTGCGAGAACAAGTAGCTCTAGTAGCTACTTGTTCTGCAATAGACATAAAGTAACTATTCCAATTTTGACGAACTAAGTCCATTCTACTATTTGTAAATCATTTAAAGTTAAAGGTCTTGCTTTATGATCGTGTGTTTCATAGAAAGATAAATGACTTATTTTTTTACGAAGATCAACTTCATCTTTTGCGTCAATAACTTTAGTTGCATATCCATTTGGATACTTAACACTTCTCCAATTGTTGATACCTACTAATTCCATATAAGTATTATAGTTTGGTTTCTTGTACGATACTCTTATTGGCATTTTCTTTTTCCTTTTTATCAGGGTTTACAACTTGAAAAGAAACACGATTATCTTTAATTGCATCTCTTATTCTTCGTTGAACAGTTGTTAGATTTGACTTACCAGTTTTAACATCTACAAAGATGACTTCTTTAACTTCTTTAGCTACTTTGTCAGTTACATCTGATAAACCGTCAAATATTACATAATCAATAGGATTGCCCATAAAACGACAATCCTTTGGATTGACTCCATCCATAACGTATGGTGCTAAATGTTCTGTAGCTTGACCACGTATTACAGCTCTTGATTTGTCTAAAGCGTCTTTTCTAGCTTCTTTTAAATCAAGTTTATGTTTAGATTTCATTTCTTTTAAAATTAAATCATTGTTTTCTTTTATATTGTCTATTTGAGTTTCTAAAATTCCTGCTTTTATATTCTCTTTTTCAAAATCACTTATTAACATTTCATAAGCATTACTTAGCTTATCAAAGTTTTCAGATCTTTCTTTTATATTTTCAGATAAAGTCTGGTTGGCTTTGAGTAATGATGTATTTACATTTTCTAATATCTTTATTTTTTCATATAGTTTATAAGTGCTGTATATTAACCATACTATAGTTAAAGAGACACCTAATGCTACTAAATCAAAATACATTTAAGACTCCAAATGTTTTAGTTAATGGCACATTCAATATAATTCATGCTGGTCATATTGAATTATTTAAATATGCATCAAGTTTAGGCAACTTAATAGTTGCAGTTAATAATGATCCATACTTAGTTGAAAAGTATGGATCTAAAGCAATAACACTTAAAGATAGAATTAGTGTCATTGAAAGTATTAAATATGTTTCACATATAATATCTTTTGATGAAGAAGACTCTTGTTCTCTTCTTTACAAAATTAAACCTGATTTTTATATTAAAGGACCAGATTATTTAAATGTAAATATACCTGAAAAAGATATATGTAAAAATTTTAATATAGAATATATAGTGATGAAAGATGCTAAAATTTTATCTACTTCAAAAATTATTTAAAAGCATCGTTAATTTTTAAAAATAAATAAAAGTATTTAAATAATAATTCTAACTTATCGTTTTCCAATTCAATAAAAGATTCTTTTAAAACTATTTCTAAACATAATTTTAAAAAAACTCTATCCATTCCTATTTTTTTAATATTTAAATAAATTCTATTGCTTTGATAATCGATAAATGCTTCTTTTGTATAGTTATGTATAAAGTAAACTTTACCAGCAATAGTTATTTTAGATGGTATCTTAATATCATTAAAATTTTTATTAAACCAGTAATCAATAGAGTTATCTATTATATGTTGTCGTGCTTTATCCATACTTACCTTTTTGGTTTTAAGAAGTATAGATAACAAATCTTTAGTTTTTAAAGGTTTGTTATCGTCATCAAATGAAGTAAAAGCTAAGAACTCAAAATCATCATCAAAAAACATTGCTATAGCAGATAAAAAACCTTCTTCAAGATACTTCTTATTTCGATTCTTAGGATGTTGCAATTTGCAATAATCTGTCATTGCATTTTCAACAACAGCTCTAATTAATCGAATATAATCAGGATCATGATTTAGTTCTTCATCTGTTAACATATTGAATACCTATATGGTTTTACCACCATGACGTTGAGGTCTAGTAGCGTTGTATTGCATTTTGATTTTAATAAGTTCTTCTAAATCAATATCATGTTTACCACAAAAATCAAATATGCGAATTACACAATCTGCTAATTCAACTCCAATGCCTTCCGGTTTATTAGGTTTAGTTTCATTATAATAAACTTCCGTCGGGGAATAACCATTACGATGCTCTTCTAAAGCTTCACTTAACTCAGAATGCATAAGACAAATCAGATCTCCAATAGATCTGGGTTTGTCATGCCATCCTTTTTCTTTTGCATTTTCGTAAGCCTCTTTAACGCAATCATTAATATGCATATCAATTCCTTTCTAAAAATTGTAAATATAAATTATCATCAAAATCACCAATCATACCTGATGCATTGTAATCTGTAACTGTACCTTCAAAAAAGTTTTTAAATGAATCTCCAGATACAACCCAATCCAACCAAGGTAATGGATTAGTTTTTTCTTCAAATAGTGGTTTAAATCCTAATTGCAATAACCTTCTGTCAGCAAGATATCTAACATATCTTTTAATTAATGCAGGATCTAATTCATTTAGCTTCTCACCCCTATATACTAAATTAACTAAAGCATCTTCTAAAGTAACAGCCATTGCATAATTACTATAGATATATGCTTTTAGATTGTCATCTAGTAACTCAGGATTTTCTTTTAAATATTCATGAAATAGTTTTGTCATACCATTTACATGTGTACTTTCATCCCTTATGCTCCATTCAACAATTTCGCACATACCTTTCATCTTACCAAAACGTTGGTAATTTAAAAGCATTACAAATGCTGAAAACAAAGACATACCTTCATTACAGACAGATCTAGCTAACTCAAACAAAAGCTTTTGTTTTTTATTTTTGATAACAACTGTAGACTCTATCATGAATTCGATTTTCTCTTTCATTTCTTTATAGTCAAGAAATGAAGAGTATTCTCTTTCAGGTAAACCTAAAGTGTCATTTAACAAAGCATAAGCTCTTTGATGAGTACCTTCACGATTAGCAAATGACAAAAGCATATTTCTTATTTCATTATTTTTAAACTCTTTAATAAAGATATCACAATAGTTGCCACCTACTGCTACATCTGATTGAGTAAAAATACGTAAAATTTGTGTAATGTGTTGTTTTTCTAATTCAGATATTTGATTATTCTTCCATTGGTTTACATCTTCTTGAAGCTTTGCTTCCCATGTACCCCAATGGATTTGTTCATGTTCTTCTGCTATTTGCATAGCCCAAGGATATTTAAATGGTTTATATGTAAGACTATAAGATGTTAACCCTGACATGATAAACATTCCTCCTGATTATACTGTGGAATTTTTTGACTTACTTTTTCTGCCACTACACCTGCATTTGTTCGTAAATAATACAAACCTTTTAGATTTTTTTTCCAAGCTAAAAGATGTATTGCATTTACATAATCAGCACTAGTGCCAGCAGGAAAAAAGAGATTAACAGATTGACCTTGACAGATCCATTCTTGTCTTACAGAAGCATGTTCGATTATCCATTTCTGGTCAATTTCAAACGCTGTTTTAAATATATCTTTTTCCCAATCAGTCAAACATTCTAAGTGTTTTACTGAACCTTCAGTAAGGATAATAGAACGTTCTATTTCTTGTAATTCTTCTGGAGTTTTTATTTTAGTTTCTAATAATTCAAATAAATATTTATTCTTTTGTAAGAAGCTACCTGCTCTTGTTCTATATGTAAAAGCATTGGATTTCCAAGGTTCAATACTAGGGCTTGTATTAAGTATTATTGCAGAATTAGCATTAGGAGCAATAGCTAATAAATGACTATTCCTTCTTCCGTAGCCAATACCATCTAAGTATTCACCTTTTTCTATACCTAAACGTTTAGTAGACTCTACTGCTTTTTGTTTAATAGTAGAATATATTTTACGATTAGCAGATACAGCATAAACTGATTCAAAAGGTAAATTGTTTCTTTGTAAATAAGCATGAAAACCCATAGTGCCTAAGCCTAATGATCTTTCATGTATAGCAGAATAAATAGCTTTATTAAGTTGATTAGGTGCATTGTTTATAAAATATTGCAATACATCGTCTAAATACTCTATTAGATCTTGAACTATATTAGTATCTTTCCAATCATCAAAATACTCTACATTTAAAGATGATAAGCAGCAAACTGCAGACCTATCATTTGATGTGGGAAGGTGTATTTCATTGCATAAGTTAGATCCATGAATTCTTAATCCTTTCTTTTTCAGAGATTGAGGTAAATGTTTATTAGCTTCGTCAATGAAATTTAAATAAGGTTCGCCTGTTCTAAAGCGAACCTCAATTATACGTTGCCACAGTTCTCTTGCTTTTAAAACAGTACGAACTGATTGATCTGATGGGTCAATCAGTTCCCAATGATTGTTAGAAACTACAGCATTCATAAATTTATTAGTTATATTGATTGCATTATTAAGATTATAGCATTTTCTATTTGTATCACCACCTGTAGGCATTCTTATATTAAGAAATTCTATAATATCAGGATGGGAAACATCTATATATGCTGCATAAGAACCTTTACGAGTTTTACCTTGTCTATATGCAACCATATCTGAATCTACAGTTTTAAGAAATGGTATAGGGCCAGGAGCTTTGTCAGATACACTTCTGACATGATCCCAATGTCCACCAACTCCACCACCCATAACACTCATCCAACGCAATTCTTCTGAATGTTTAATGAGACCATCTACAGTATCAGGTACATATGAAAGAAAGCATGATATAGGCATTCCTGTTTTACCTGCATTAGAAAGTATTGGTGATGAAAACATAAACCAACCTTTACATGCATATTCATATATACGTTGAGCTAATTCTTTGTTGTTAGTATAAGTAAAAGCAGCTCGTTTAAATCCTTGTTGTGGGGTTTCGTCTTTATTTAAATAGTAGTTTTCTAGTAGTTTTTTTGAATGTTTTGTAAATTCCATAACAATTTCCTATGACTAAATATAAAAAAAGATCCCTTTTAGGGGGATCTTTAATCATAAATATACTTCATTTTAAATCACAAGTCTTAAGCAATAAACTCTCTGTGAAGGATTAACGTTAGGTTAACCAACAATCCACACAGCATTGAAGCAATAACAGAAGTAATTGACTTGCTGATATTTGTTAAAAGTATAAATGATATTACAACTGATGAAATATCTGTCAAGAAAAAGTTCTTAAGTAAAAATCTTTTAACTAAAGTTGGAAAATGCATAAATGATAAAACAAAACTAATCCAAGTAAATACACCTAAAACAATTCCATCAATCATTTACCACCACCCAACTAATGAAGCTTTTTGTTTAGAAACTTCATTCCACATAAAAATAAAATCTTTTTGTTCTTTTATAGACAATTCATCTATTTCTCCTTTGAAAATTTCAAATTCATTAGTTAATAATTTTTGTAATTCATTATTAATTTCAATTATTTTTTCTTTTTTTTTAAGTTCTTCGTACAATGTGTAGCCTAACTTCAATTCTAGCCATTCAGAATACGTATCGCCTTTGAATGCTAGAATGTTAGTTGCATAATAAAAAGATCTTTTAATATTTAAAAATTTAAAATTTTCAGGAGGCTTTATATTTTCTGGTAAAACCCAGACACAATCTAAAGACATGTTCTTCCCTGTTATGTTGAAGTAAATTTAATTTCTACAGATAATGACATACCTATTTGCTCAAACACTTTACGTAGATCTAAAAGTGTATCAAGTCTTTGTTTCCAAAAAGATTTTACAATTTTAGCTGCTTTTTCTGCACTAGTAGTATTTGATAAATAAGATTCTGCCATTGATTCGATGACACTTGCAGCAGGACGTTTAGCACCTTTAACTTGATAATTATTGACAATAATATTAATTAAATCACTTTTTTTAATACTGTTGCCACCACCAATAGCATCTACCATACTGCTAGCTAATGAATAATAATTGGATGCAATCTGTATATTTTTACTTAACTTTAACAAACATTCACGAAAAGACACAAGATCAAGATCTCTATTAGAAGGTATCTTGATCATTAAATCTGTTGCCCAGTCATATAAAGTTTTATCATAAAAAACAAATTCACTAATAAAATTTTCAGTCAAGTTAGTATAGAGTTCTGCACCTTCTTTTAAAGGGTCTAATACGTCATCTGCAGCAACTTTTTCTACATGAATTTCTTTCATGTATCATCCCAAAGAGCACGTCTTTTACCTTTGTTCTTGTTAGCAGGTTTACTCATAGCTTGAGTATTAGCTTGTGCAGAGTCAGCTCTTTGCTGGCTGCTATTTGCTTTACTACCCCAAGTTTGACCACCTTGTTGGGAGGAAGAACTGCTTTGATTATTATAAGCATCAAGCATAGCGTTTTTAATTTCATTGCCAACTTCAATGCCATTGTCTCCTAGAAAACGAACATCATCAAAATACTTTTCAACTTGTTGTCCTTCTTCAGTTACAGTGCCTTTATGAGAGGGTACAGAAACAAACAGTCCATTTCTACCATTGACAATTTTAAATCCTTCAATAGACATTACATCATCAATGATGAGTGTAACGAATGCTTTAAGTGCTGATCCACTATTTAAGCGACGAATATTAAATGAGTAATTAAACATTTTTTTCCTTTCTTTGTTTTACTTTAGGTTCGTTTAATTTCTTTTTTAATTTAAAATATAAATATACAATTATATCTGATAAGAAATTGATAACAATTTCATCTTGTTTTTTAATTTGATTTTTCTTTACTAATTTCGACATTATTTTTCTCTAAAAAGATACGATAATAATAACCAGCTAAAAAATAAATCCCATATAATTGTTTATTATTCGCATCAAGCATATGAGATTTTAATTTAGCAAAAACAATTTCAATAAATTCATCTAAAGACTCAAGTTTTTTATTTTCGTTTTGTTTCATTGCTGCTTCTAATATCTCTTCAAATGCTTGTTCCTTAGAAACTGTGAGAAGTTTATTGTCTTTTGTTCTTATTTGAAACACATTACCAACCTATTAACTTAGGTAATGCACTAGCAAATAATTTACTTAAGACAGTAAACTCACCACCTGTTAAAGAAATCATAATACGTTGATCTCCAGAATAAAGATTCATTGTATATGTTCCTTCATAACGACCTTCACCATGACTAATTTGTAATTTTTTATTAGTGTCACCATTTTTGTGAAAAAAGCTACCCCATTTATCAGAGTATGGGTCGTCAAAAAATTGCGTTAAGTCATTTAAACCAAACGCAAAATAAATTTTAGAATTCCAATCATATGCTTTGTCACCTTTAGAAGGTGCCATCTCTAAAAGAATGGCACCTGGCTTTTGTATACGACCATTTTCATCTCTGCGTGGGATCAATAATGTGAATTGAGCCGCTGCAGTTTTTTTATAAACATTAAAACTCGTTGGATAATTCATGAGTTCCTTTCTGTTCTTTATCTACATGATAGACTAAATCAGGTATAGGTCCTCTATATTGCTTAGTAAGCTTTATAGTAGAAGTAATATCTGATTCGTCAAAAGTTTGAGAAGTTATTAATTGATATATTCCTGAATCTTTTAAACCAAAATCTGCGTCAATTTGATTTAAATCACCTAATAGTAACAATTGACTATTTTCACCTATTCTACTCATAGTAGTTTTTAATTCGTGCCATGTCATATTTTGTACTTCATCTATAATAAAAGTACAGTCTTCATACGTGCATCCTCTTGTATATTCAACAGGTACAAATTCAAGATCTTTTCGTTTTTTCATCATATCTAAATAGTGTTTACTTTCGTTTCCTAAAATCTTTTTCAATACTATTTCAAAACTCTTTATATATGGTGTATATTTTTCATCTACATCGCCAGGTACAGGTCCAAACACCTGATTCGTATGTGATTGTACCATATGTGTAGGTTTTGTTAAATAGATTTTCTTTTTATGTGTAAAATAATCTTGTATTGCTTTTGCTATAGCTAATGTAGTTTTGCCTGTTCCAGCAGCACCAAAACAAACAATTACACTAAAATCTATTTCTTGCATAGCAGCGGCAAACATAAGTTGTTTAGAGTCTTTAGGACTTATAGAACCATATGCTAATTTAGGGTCAATTAATTTTAATTCATCTACAGTTACATAAGCTAATGCTTTCTTGTTCTTTTTCTTTTCACTTTGTAAAACTAAAAAAGTCCCACTTTCATAGTGGAACTTTTTATGTATACTTTTTAATTCGTTTGTTTTTTCAATAAACAAGTTATCAATAAATGAATCTGAAACAGTTAGTTTTACTGGTTCGAATATATCTTTCATAACTAATCCTTTAGTATAGAATAGAAGATACTATAACTATACTTAAGTTTTTTATTTAGTCACAAGTTCATTTCTTTTTCGTTTTTTTTAAGTATTAATCGATGTTTTTAATCAAATACATAACTAATACATAGTTTTTATTTTAACTTGAAATTAATTACTTTCCACGAGGTGGATTGTTACCGCGTCCACCACCACTAGGACGACCTGTTTGTGATGGACCGTTTGCAGGACGATCACCATTCCCTTTTACACTACCAGTAGCAAATACTTCGCTACCACTAGTTAATGTAGTTGTTTGATAATTAGTTGGTGAGATACCAACACCGTCAATAATAATATCACGACCATGTAAATTTTCTTGCGTAATAAGTTGTTCTACAGTCATACTATTAGTGATACTAAGAGTGCGAACACCAGGACCAGGAATTACGATTAAAGTTAAATTAGACATATTCCCTTTCACACTACCAGTAGCAAATACTTCGCTATTAGCAGTAATGTTAGTTGTTTGATAGTTAGCAGGAGAAACACCAACACCATCAATAATGATGTCACGACCATGTAAATTTTCTTGCGTAACAAGTTGCTCTACAGTTGTATTTTCGTTAAGAGTTACAGTGCGAACACCAGGACCAGGAATTACGATAAGAGTGATATCCATAGGATTTTTTCCTTCTTTTTGTTTTTGTATGTAAATACAGTTTATTTAATAAATTTTGCTTAAAATTAAGCGAAGTTAATATTCGTATTCAATGTCATCAGGACATAGGAATTGAAATTGGTTGCCATGTAGTACAAATACTCCACAGCAGTTTTTAGATAAATTTTTTTCTTTTAAATATTTATGAATTACATTTTCATCCTCCATTTTATCAAAATGTTTATTAGTATCTAAAACTTGATAACGTTTATATTTAATAAATAAAGATGGTTCATTAGTATATTCTGACCATTCTTTTTCTTTAGCTAACATTTTTAAAAAAGCGTCTTTAGTAGTATCGCCTTGCATTAAACGGTAAATGTACATTTAGTCTCCTTAAAATAAAAAAGGAGGCTAAATGCCTCCCTTTTTAAAATGTTTTTTGTTTAGAAATAATCTACTTAGCTTTTCGATTATTTCTTTCTTCTTGTACTTCAACTCTAAGTTCTTGTAAAAGTGCTTTAGCATCTTGACAATCCTTACGAATACGTTTACCTGCAGCATCATTTCCTGCATCAAACTTTGTTGCATCTTCTAGAGATGAAGTTAGTAAATTAATAATAGATTGTAATTTTTCTTTTGACATAATAATCCTTAGATTTATGTATGATAAACTGATAAACAGTTTTCAATGTTAAAAATAGTTTTAAAAGATTTTTTAGTATCTTCTTCTGAATTGTACTTTTTGTAGAAGTTACAAAGTTCATGAACAAGTGTGCTACTAACAATATTAGTAAGTGTAGTAATGATACGTGCATTACAAGCACTTTCTTCTACTTCGTCATCATTTTTAAGCATAGATAAGTAGTTGTCAATAAAATTTACATCTAATGGGTCAATAAAATTCATCTCAGCATGTGTAAAACCCATTTTAGTTTCAAGAATCAAATCCACCATAGGATTTGATTTCAAACCAGTCATGATGTCTTTTCTTGCTTTGAGTGAATCGACTGCAATAAAAACTGCACCTTCCATAGAAGAAGCAAAAGTATTACTGGTGTAAAAACAATCATTAGTTTCAATAATACAATGAGGATTAAAACGTAATAATACTTCTTTAAACGCATCAACTTTTTTCATTCCTATATGTTTGGAATCATATATCTGATTAGGTAAATTATGAGATTCTACAATGTCTAGATCCCAAACTCTAAAATGGTGCCAACCCATTTTAGCTGCTAATAAACCAACCCAAGAACCTGTTGCACCAACACCAATTATGTTAAGTACAGCTTGATCAGTATCTTCAGGTCCGAAAAACGAATTATGTCGTAAAAATGATACTGTCATTAATTTAACTCCTTTATTATTTTAATTGCTTCATCATTTTTTAAATCTAAAATGTCTAAAAATGTAGACATTTTACTGATAAGAGATCTTTTACTTCTGGTTTTGCTTTTCATAAAAGTTCTTAATTTATCTTCAGCATCTTGTAAAAGTAAAATATTGAAATCACCTTCATTTAAAGACCAAGATCTAATTAGACTTTTTTTATTATTAGCTAACATATAGCTAAATAAACAAAATTCTCTATCATCTAAATGATTTTGCATTTGAAAAACTAATTCATCTAAATTGTTTTGATTAAACTTAATAGTTTTTTGATTAAACCCACTTAAAATATGTTCTGCTAACTCATCATAATAACCTTCATTTGCATAATCATTGATCTTCGAAGGATACACATAACCATTGCTATCAACAGTAGCTGGAAACAATGATTCTTGTGAAGATTGATATAACCAATTAGGGCTAGTGTAAGTAGTTTTAGTTTGATTCTTTTTAGATTTAAATCCATAGCTATTAAATTTAGGTTTAGGTTTCTTAAATTTAGTTTTAGCTGCTTTGTCAATATAATCGAAATCATAAGTATGATAAATTTCTAAATCTAAACCTTCGTAAATAATTCCTGTTTTAGGATCATATGCTCGACAATAAAATTGATCTTTTTTATTAAAGATCAACATGATTTGCCAAGTGTTTTGATTTTGTTCAATAGAACTTTTAACAAATTCAGTGAATTGTTTTACGTCTTGTCCTGATGGACTTACACCCATGTTATGATGTGAATGACACCAACATCCCATATTTTGTAATATGTGATTTACTTCTTCCGTTTTAAATTCTTTAGATAATTCTTTATAAAAATTTATTAACATTTCAGATGTAGAATCAACTTGAGCAGCAGATGTATTTTGTTCTGGTATGTAAATACGATCTGATAAAACTAAAGTGTTTTCGTTTTCAACTTCAATAGTATGAAACCATTGTGCTTCTTGTGGCGCAATAGAGACAATGTGTTTAATTGCTTCTAACCCTTCATATGAAATATAAAGGGTAGGTTTTTTGTTTAAAATATTTAATTCTGTAATAGATTGCATTTTTTCCTTTTTTTACGTTCTTCTATAACGAACATAAGTGTCATCAGTATTGAAAGTTTCAATATCTTGTTGATTGTTATTTTGTGTTTCTTGGATTTGCTCCTGTTCTTGTTGTTCTAATTCTTGAGTTTCCATTCTAAAAATATCTTCTTCTGAAGGTTCTTCATTTTCAGATACTTCTATTTCTTTTAGTTCTGAATCAATAAAAGAATTGATTTCAGAACTCGTTGGTAATTGACCTAAAGCATCGAACTCAAAATCAACATCATTTGGTTCTGGAAACCATTTGTAAGTTTTACCCCAAACATCTGCTGAGTTAGCAGATTTAACCCAAATCATAGTTGATAATAGAATTCTAGATAAATCATTTTGATTAAAAGCATGATATATCATTGTACTAGCTTCGCCTAAACAACCGTTAGTTGGTTTTAACAATGTTGCTTCATCTCTAGAAAGTATGTCATGTAAACCATAACTATTAGAATGAGGATGAGCTTTGATATTCTTAGGAGTATCAATATTATCAACTCCCATAACAGATGAAAAGTTTAAAAGACCAATACGTACTTTAGCTGTACTCACAGTGATTCTGTATGGACCACCAACTACATATTTTTCTTTATTATCAATTTTAATTAAAGAAGGTTTTATAGTAGTAAAACAAACTTTTTTAATAGAATAATCATTATTTTGTAATAAAGATTGCAAAATATAAATGTTATCACCTTCAAACTTATATTGTTTATCTACATCCATTTCAGTAATTAAGTCATCATAATTATGATTATATTCACTATCATAATAACTATAATAATCTCTCTCAAGATTGAAGTTCTTGACTTGTAAATAATCAGGGTGAGAATAATATAAGAATAAACTCCTAGGTTCATTTTTCATAGAAAACAAAATGTAAGATAAATTAATGTTGTTTTTAGAAATGTTTTTTAAGAAAGCATTAAGTTCGTAATTCTTTTTGTTAAAGTTTAATTCATAGTTTTTTTTATATTCTTGTGATTTTTGATTCATTAACTCAGAAATAGAATTATATTGAATTTGAAAAGTTTCTATTTCTTGTTCTTGTTGTTCTAAAGATTGTTGTGTATTTAAAAGTTTCTGTTTCTTTTCTTCTATAACATTTAAATATCTTTCAACATCATGTTCTAAAGCAACAACGTGTTCTTTATAGTTTAGTTTTCTCTTTTTTAAGTCTTTGAGTTTTGAATTTATTTTGTCGTATCTTTTTTTAACCTTATCATAATTTATTTTAATAGATTCATCTAATTTAACTTTAGCGAAAATATCTAAAACACCCTTTTTAGAAGTAGGATTTATCAACCCTTTAGCATCATTAAATGCTTTCAAAAATTTATCTTGATTACTTATAGATGTTTTTTTAAAAGCATCGTAAAATAAAACAGCATTATTTTGATTGTATTGTGAAATAGAATTAAATTTAGAATATTTTAATCTTTCATATTCTTTAGGGTCAGTGAGAATTAAATTGTTATAACTAAAAAGTTTTTTAAACAAACTCATAATAAAGATAACACTATCTTTTGAAGTTAATCTAAAATAATCAGAATTCATATGATAGGCAAAATTGTAAAAGTTTTTACCAGAAGTTGAATTTTCATTAAAGTTTAATAAACAAATATTCCAAGATTTTTGTTCTTCATTGTTACCATTTAAATGAACAAATGGTAACATAACAGGTACAAGAAAACCTTTTTTAGTTAATAGAGTTTTAAGTGTAGTGCCTTGTATGACTGGATATTTCTTTTTACTTTTATTATCTAAACCAGGGTAATAAATAACCTTTATTCTCTTTTTACTGTTTTCTTTTAAATAATTAAAAAGATAAGTTTTTTGCTCATTGCTAAATGTATCAGACGTTACAACATGAGAAGTGTTAGAATTTAAAAAAAATTCTTTATTTTCTCCTCCTTTATCGTTATCAATTGGCAATTTAAATGAATATTCTTTAGAAGACATATTACAAAAAACATCATCATCTATTTTAATAATTTTGTTGCCAAATAAATCTAAAAAACTTTTATCAAATCTAGAGTAAATATGTTGATCATTTTCAATATGATGATAATTAAATTTAACAACTAAGTAGTTATTGTATGTAGAATCTGAATTTAAATGATTAGTTTTTTTCATTCTTTTAAACTTTTCATCTTCATGAAGAAAATGAAAAGTTGGACTATCAGCATTTGGATTTAATGAAAAAGAAGTACTAGAATGAAAGTTAGAGAAAAACAATTGATTGTTTCTTAAACAATCATGTTCTTTTTTACAAAAAATTAAGTTTTCATTATACATATTTAAATGTACTGTTTTATTAGTCGAAGTTGTAAGTTGAGAATAACTAATAAAACTTAATAAATTTGACAAAATTAAATATTGCTCTAATCGAACATATCTAGAAAATAAGTTTGCAAGTTTGTTTATACGTTCTTGCTTTCCATGATAAGCGTACACTGTAAGAGTGAGATCATTTTTTTCATAATTAAATATTTTGCAATTAGTATCACTATCTAAGAAGTCAAAATACTCTTGAAGTGAATCAAAATAACCATATTCTGTATTAACAACTCTTTGTTTGAACCAATTCAAAAACATAGCATTTAAAAAATTATGTTCAGTATCTAATTTTTGAGCAAATGTTTCTTCATCAACTAAATGACTTCTTGCTATATTTTCTAATAGTGAACTTTTAAAAATTGTCTGAGAATCTTCATAAACTGAAAATAAAGTTTTATTTATGTATTGTTGAAATATGTAATTTTTAAGTTCTTTTTCATATAACTTCTTAGGTTTATAGTTTTTTGTAGAATTAAGAATTGATTTAAAATTAAAAAAACGAGAGTATCTGCAAGATTTTCTAGCTGCAGTATTTAGATTAACATAATAATCATCGTCAATAGAGACATTACTTCTTGCTAAGAAGGGAGTGTCTTTATCTTCTGGTTTACAATGTAAAAGTAAATTATTTCTATTTTCAACATCTGTAAAATAAGAAAATAGATCGTTGAAATGAGTTTCAAAAAAAGAATTATCTTCATTGAAATCTTTGAAATCTTCAATTGAACTTTGAAGATCTGTTTCCTTTCCAAGAAAATCTTTTTCTAAAGTATTATTTTCTTTATTAAAAATCTCATTAAGATTTTTTAATCTTGTTTTCAATCCTGATGTTAAAGAAATTAATATTTCTTTTGACCAGGTATGTTTTAAATTAAAGTTATTGGTATCTAGTATCGTTTCATAATTATTAAGTAAATTGTAAAAATTATAATGAGATATATTCTCACTATAATCATCTTTTAAAAATTCTTCAGGGATAAATTTAAACATTTTTTTCTTTTTCCTTTTGTAATAGCTTTAAATAAGCAATGAATAACTGTTCAGTTGAATCATCTAATATAAAGTCATTACTTACAATTGCAGCTAATTCATTGCATTCAGGACATGCAATGAATGGTTCTTCGAGATTATAATCTTGCAATTCTTCTAAAGGTAAATATTTAGTATGAGCACAAGAATCTCTGTTAAAACAATAAATTTTCATTTGTAAAACCCCAATCGTGTTCTTTTATTTCGCATCTATAAGTTAGTTTATTATCACTTACAGATGTAACACGTAATTTTATAGGGAGTTTTAATAATTTTATAAAGTCATTTATATATTTTTGATAAGCTATATCTTTAGTAGCTGATCCATAATATACCACTTTACAAAAAAGCAAATCTTTTTTATCAAAAGTTTGCATTGTAGATAAATACCTTAAATAAGTTTTAAATGGTGCTAGTCTCTCAATAGATTTATTATTAAACTTAAGACCATACCTATCTTCATATTTTTGTATACGATACATAAGATTAGCAATGTAAGATAAAATACTGCTAATTTCTAAATCATTATATTTGCTATTAAGGTAACAACTAGGATTGCATTGTATGTTTTGCAAAACAAGTTCTTTATTTTTCCATGCTTTCAAAGCATTTAAATTTAAATAAAGCATATTGGCTTCAATAGCAACAGAACAGTTTAGAAAATCGTGATAAGTAATTACATTTTTGTAACCTCCATAAAATGTTTTAATTAATTGTATATCTTTTTCTTCTTTTTTATTTGAGAAAACAATACAATTTTTTGTTTCTGTTTTGAATGCAAAAGAGTTTTTTAAAAGAAACTCTTTTGTGTTATTGTAATGTTCTTCTGAATTGAAATAAAAATCCAAATCATTAAAATCAGCATTAGGGTGAATAACTAATTTTACTGCTGCACTACCACTAAGAATAGGTTTATATTCTTTTAATTCTGGGTGTATAGAATTTAAGATTTTAAGATAATTTGAATATATTTTTTTATGAAATGACAATTCAGAAGTTTCTAAATTGTAACTTTTTATCATCGTTTCACTTATTGTAATGTTCTGTTAATGATGTATAACTATTTTGTGACGTTTGAGTTTTTTGTAAGCTTCTTAAAGATGTATAAGTTTGTTCTAATTCATCAACATCATTAACATAACAATTTGATATATATTCATTTTCTTCATTTAAGACTTCATTTACTTTATTGTAAACTTCTTCAAGTCTATCATTAGAGATATTGTGAGCTTGTTCTGCATCTGATGCTTGTAAGTTGTCTTGAACGACAACAACAGTTATAAAAGATTGAGAATTATAAGTTGGCATATAAGCCTCCTTTACAGTTTATTAATTATTTGTTTAGTTAATTCATCAATTTCATCTTCTAAATCATCTATTTTTTCTTTTAACTTTTTATTTTCTTCAATTAAAAAGTAAAGTTTCTCTTCAGTCAAAGACCTATGAAACCTTTTGTATTTCATATAACTTTGAACATTTAAGAAAAAGAAGTTTAGAACATAAAACAATGTATAACAACCAAGTATTGTTAGTAGGTAGTAAAAACCAGTAGGAAATTTTAACCAGATTATATCCATATAGTAGCCAGTTGTTTAAAAAGATTGAAAATTAAACGAATTGTTATCACAATGTTAGTTACTGTAATTAACATTATTACTCCTTTCAAGTTATAAAAAACAAAAACATTTTTCTTTTTTTTCAAGGATAACATTATGATTAAGAAAATAGAATACAACATTCAATCTTCTAAAAAAAACAAATGGACACCAGAATGGTTTGATTGTGATACATTTGATGAAAGTTTAATCCATGCAATTATGGATTTTCAAAGAGATAATGGAATGCAAGTTGATGGACTTTGTGGTCCCTCAACATTGCGACGACTTGAAACGCAGTTGTTAGCAGACGAAAACTTTACTCCTTCTAAAAGGTATAAGAGACGAGGGGAAAAAGGTATCTTGTATAAAGGCGAACTATTTCCTATTAAATGGGATAAAGTAATTATTCCTGGGCAAAGAGGTGCTTTAGTTTGTGAACCTGGTACATACACAGAATTTATGCATAAACCCAAACGTGAACCAATTCAATTTGTTAATCATTGGGATGCAACTCTATCATCTGAAGCTTGTGCTCGTATTATTAAAAAGAGAGGCTTGTCAATGCACTTTCTCATAGATAATGACGGTACCATTTATCAGATGTTAGACATTCAACAAATTGCTTGGCAAGCAGGATCTAAGTTTTGGAACATGAATTCTATTGGTGTTGAAATAAGTAATGCTTTTTATACTAAATACCAGAATTGGTATGTTAAAAAAGGTTTTGGAGAACGTCCTATAGTAGAGTCATATGTAAATGGTCGTTCATTAGGTGAACATCTAGACTTTTATCCTGTACAATTAGAAGCTTTAGCAGCTTTATGGGCTGCTATTTCTAATGCAACAGGTATCAATATGGATGTTTGTGATGTTCAAGGTTACTGTGAAAAATGTGATAAGGGGCAATTCAACGGGTTTATCAATCATTATAATTTAACACGTAATAAGATTGATTGTGCATCTTTAGATATGCAAGATATGTTATCTAAAGCATCTGCAAGATTAGATGAACTATGCTAAAGACTTAGTTCGAGGAGTCCCAAAGGGACGACGAGTTTATGCTAAGTAACCTTTAATTAAGCAAATATCATCAAGAACAACTTCAAAAGAATTTACTTCTGTTGTAATACGACCCATGACTCTAATCTTGTCACCTTTTTGATATTCTTTTTCTATAAGTTTTGCTTTATTATCCCAAGCAACTACTGGAATATAAGCTTGTCTTTTTTTAAATTGAATATCATTATTTTTTTTAGATTTATAGCTGTTTTCTACAAGTAAAATAAAATTGCATACAGCCTTAGTATCATCTTTTGTGTACCTGATTTTAGGATCAGTACACAAAATACCTTCACCAATGTAAAGATTCATATTAGCCATGATTCACCTCAAATAATGCTTTAGCCGTTTCAGGCCATAAGTTATATACAATAACTTTACATGCTTGAGCAACAACTTGTATTTCTTGTTGTGCTCCTTCATGATCTCTTAAATGTATGAACTTAACTAAATTATTAAGATTAACTGTACCCCAATATGTTGTATATATATTTTGGGGTAAAATCATTCTAGCTTGTTCTCTACATACACCTGAGTCTAATAATTGATTATAAAGCTTTAATGAGTCTTTAACGTGATTTCCTATAGCTGTTGATGCCTTTGTATCCCATGATACTGTAGATCCCTTTACAAGAGAGACTATAGGGTTTATTTCATCTCCATTAGAAGCTTGTCTGTTACTCTTATGTTGAGTACGAAAAGAATTAGGTTCATAGAAATTTATGTCAATAGAAGTGTATCTGCGACTAACTTCATTATAAGACCAAGTTCTATGTCTCATATGTTGACGTGCAACAAAGAGAGGCACTTTAAATTTAAAAGTAACAGTATTATGTTCAAATATAGATGAATGTTTTTCTCTTGCACAATAGTTAACAAGTTTTATATCTCGTTCAGTAATTTCAGTTACTTCTTTAGCAAAAGAAGCTCTTGCAGCACCAGCAGGCGTAACAATGTCTTTGCCCATATGAGATATTAATTCTACATAACCTTGTGATTCTGAGTTTTCATATAAATTTATAATCATTTTTTATCCACAGTTTTTAAAAAAGTCTTTATTAGAAAGAAATTCTTTTTCATTTATAACTTTTTTTAATTTACAATTTCTTTTTTTACAATTAAAAATTCCTATTTTTTCTACTTTATATTTATATTTGTCTAAATACATATATTTCTTAGAAACATTATTAAAAAAATATAAACTAGTATCTATTTCACATTTATAATTTATTTTCTTTTCATCTATATTTAAAAACATAAATAATAGAATAAAAAATAAATATTTCATAAGTCGTAATCAACTTTATCTTCTGCAACTAATTGTTCAGAATCATCTTCAGTACTTACTAAACTGATATCCTTGAATACATTAGACTGAAGAATTTGAGGTTCTTCAGTTGTTTCGTCATTGTCTGAAAAAAGTTTAGGTGGATTAGAACCTACTTTATAGAAAACTGTAGACTTATTATCAGAGAGTTTAATGAGAGTGCATCCTCTAATAGTAATACTAGGACCAGTTCTTTCAGGCCAATCAATCGTATTAACCATTGTAATGAACTCTTGTATAAAAGGTTCATCTCTGACATAATCATCAAAGTTATCAAATTGGCTTGTTTCTATACGAATAGAATTAGTGCTTTTTTCAAAAAAGACAATAATAGAACCAAAATTAACATACTCAGTTCTATTACTAAGTAATTCAAAGTTTTTTTGTTTGGGTTTATAAATTTTACTAGAAGATCCTACAAACAAAGAGCTTTCAATTAAATGTTTTTCTTCAGAAGTAATACAAGTTTCTTTGTAAAGACGTTCAATTTCTGCTCTTGTTTCTTGAATACTTTTTTTTGAATGACTTAAATAGATTTCATTAGCATATTTATTTGCTTTACGAATACGTAAATTTAAATAGTTAATAATACTACTATAAATGAGTCTCCAGTCCGAAACTGTTAAAGACAATTTTCCATGTATCTTCATAATTTTCTCCGTTACAGATTAGTTTTGATAGTTTAAAATAAGTTAACCAGTAGTCAACCCTTTTTTTATACCAAGTATTACATTTACCATACACACCACTATTATGATGACATGCATGTTTATTTCTTTTATCAAAAATATTTAAATATTTTTTTAAAGTAGATATACTGTATGAAAGTTTTTCTAATTTTCTGCATTCACCATTTATATAGTGAGCATTTCTAGGAGCTTTAGGCTCCCAATTTACATAACCTTTTTTTCTGCGAAACATAGGGTATGAATGCCTAGCATGAATTTGAAAAGCTCCACAAGCTTTTCCTCCATCACCTCTGCGTACGAATGGTCTCATTCTTGATTCCATCCAAGACAAAGCTAATATTCTCTCATCTATTTTTTTATCATTTTTAAGAATAGTTTTAAGAAAAAACTTTAAATGTTTTTTCTTAGCAGGTTTATAATACTTAACAAGTATCTCTTTTTTACCTTTTACTGAATATAATTCACTTCTTGAAGCATTCGACATAGCATCTAGAAAACAGTTAAAGTTAAGAGAAGCAAGTATTAAAAATTTAATCATCTTCAGTCTCCATTATTACATTTTGATAATCATCTATTAAAGTTAAATTTGTAAGGTCGTCTTCAATGCGACCTACATAACCATATTCAGTAGAAGTAATAATATTATCTTCTACTAGTCTCATATTATATTTTCTTAATAAATCATTTAATTTAATTAAGAACTTTTTAGTTTGTTTTTTGCAATCATTACTAGTGTAACAGCCACTCATTATTCATCTCCATAATAAGCATTTTCAAATTTTTCAGTAATATCTTTAATCCATTCTTCATCAGACCAGTTAAATACTATGAATGGTCCAAATATAAAAGAGAAAATTACCATAAATAAAATAGTAAATGTTTTATCTATAAAATCAAAATCTTGAATATAAGGGATTGTAAGGTAATATAAACTATAACCTAAATTTACAATAGATAATGTAAAGTAAAGAACTACTATTAAGATTTCCATGTTTTAATCCAAATATACATTAAAAATATATAATTACTTAAAGCAACTGTAAATAAACATTCTTCTACAAGCATAATAAACTCCTTAGTTTTGCAATGCTTATAGACTATTTTATATTAGAAAATCAATTTACTTAGAGGCATAGTATTATATTTATAATAATTCTTACTACCTGCTTCATTTAATGCTTTCCTAAATGTAATAGAATAGCGAGGATAGCAACGTTTTGTTTGTTTTTTTATTGCATGTAAATAATCAGCTTGACAGTTATTTTGCATTACAAATAAATCACCGTGATTTAAATTAAATGATTGTGTATTCCCTGTAGATTTTTCTTTAAGTAAGAAATCTCTAGTGAATCCAACTGTAATACTTGCAATAGTAGGATTAAGACCTAGAAACTTTTCATCATCAGAATGAAAAGTTATACTGTCTTTTTCATTGCGATACTTAGCAAATAACATAAAATTAAAAGTAGTATTTAATTCTTCTTCTACTAATTCTTTTAATGGTACAAGAAATTTAGGTATTGGGTTAGGGTCATAATCATTGTTGTATAAAGGGTAAAGTTCATTTTGATGGAAACCTGCAACCCAAGTTTCTCTTGGCGTTACTACATAACCTCTTTCAGGTTTGTAATAACGCACTACTTGCCAAGGTATTTCTTCTTCTAAATATTTTTCTAATCTATTTGCTTCATTTTCGTACAAAAATTTTGGTATATGTTGATAATGCATTAGACAATAGCAACCTCAACACAATAACAGATAAATTGTAAGTAATCATAAAAACACATGTTTAAATGCTCCTTTAATTAAATCGTAAATAAAATAAATAATAAACAAATGTTTATTAAACATTTGTCTACCAGTTGGACTAAAAATAAAAGGTAAAAACCAATAACTCATATATACAAAAGATATTAAGAATAATCGATAGTATAACCAAGATAACCATTCTTTAAGTTTTCTATCTCTAGCTCTACTTTTTATTTTTTTTGCACCACCAATACGTTTGACCTTTTCGGAACCAGGAGGTGGTTGTAGATAATTTATATCTACTGCCACTCCATATATTTCTTGTGGCTCTTTTACTCCTTTAAACTTGTAAAGACCCAAACAAGCATATCTCGTTCCTTTAGGTGTAAACATATTAGTTCTTCTGCGTACTATACTAATTGCTTCCTTCGTAAGCAAGACTTGTCCTGCTTGACATAAAGACATTGTTCTAGCAGCTATATTTTTAGCTATACCTTCGAGTTCTACTCGTTTGGCACCAGCATCAATAAATATATCATCTTGTTGTACTTCAATAATTTTACCCCAATGTATACCTATTCTAGTATTAAGTTTAATTTTAGCAGGTATTTGAGATTGATAATGAAGTCCAAAATTAACAGCATCTATTACGGAATCAAACGAAAGCATAAAACCATCTGAACGATCTATTTCACGACCGTTAAATCTGTAAATAAGATTGCGAGTTAATCTATCATGATATTGTAACCATTGAGCTGCTTTTAATGCACCTACTTTTTGAACAAAAGCAGTACTGCCTATCAAGTCTAATAAAACTATAGCAAGATGTTTTTCTCGCATAGTCATTTGAGCTACAGTAGACATTATTACTTTTTTTCTTCAGGTAACCAAGTAGCTACATCTGGATGTAAAACAACTTGATTTTCATTTAAAGTTTTTATAGGTTGTTGACCTTGAAAAACAGAAAGCTTGTTGATTACTGCATTTTGCAACTCAAAAACTTGTTCGTTTTTAAGTTGCAACTGTATCTGTGCGTCACGTAATCTAGCAATTAAAGCAGCACGATCTGCATCAGAAGCAGAAAGTTTATCCTTAAGTTCTTCTACCTCACTAGGATCTCTACCTGAAGCTATAGCCATCATACTTGAAATAGATCCAGTGATCATGCCTAAAATGCCTACAAGTACATCTCTGTTTTCATCTACTATTTTTACATAAGTAAGAAAGAGTATTAATCCTACTACTATTAGCAAAAAAATGACAGAGAACCACCAACCACGTTTTGCTTTAGTATCTTGTATAGATTGTTTATTAGTTTGATCTTTTCTCATTACATTCACCAGGAAAACATTATGTTTAACAATAAAATAGATAAAGGTGTTTCAAATCAATATTACATTATACCTGACTCTTGTTTCATTCAAGAAACAAGAGATTTCACTAAAGTTGTTTTTAATGACAATAAATGTAATTTATGTGGTCTAGATGCAGATATATGTCCATGTTATAAACATATAGAAATTTTGCCAACAAAATTAATATTTAAATAAATAAGCTATGCCTTATCTAAGTCTAAACGCAATTTATTCATTATAATATTCCTTTATAAGGTTTTTAGTTTTGATTGGAGTAAGTAATACAGTTGATAAAGAAAAATGATCAGCACCTGCAGATTCATAGCTTTTTAGGGTATCTATATCATAGATACCTCCACCTCCTATGACCCTTATGTAAGGATATTTTTCTTTTAATTTTTCAATTAGTTTTAAATTATTATAAACTAATTGTTTGCCTGACAAAGCCCCTTTATCAGTAGGTTTTGTATTTGATATATGTACAATATTAATACCTTCTTCTATATAATCTTCTATAAATCTAAGATTAGTTTGATGAGGCATTTTTATTATTACATTTTCAAAACAATACTTAGCTTGACAAATAATACTAGGATTTAAAAGTTGCACTTGATGATTAGGACAACTTACATTGAATTCAATAGATGAGATGTTTTTTTCAACTAAAACATCTCTTATTAAATGCCAGTCATTATTTTTAAGCAATGCAATGCTATAAATTGCATTTTTACGATAGATCAAGTTTTCAATGCCAGGGTTTTTTAAACCACTTTTATTATACCAGCCGTCTTTAGCTTTTCTTAAAGTTGTAAATACTCTTTGTCTACCTGGTCTTCTATTCTTCGTATATGTACCTAATATAGGTGTAGTGTTTTTATAAAATAGGATATTACTATATGGTGGAGAGAGAATTATTTTATTGAAGGAGGATCTTTTTTGAATTTGACGCATAGAATTTTCTTTCTGCCTAAATATTTGCATTTTAATAGTCTATGTACGCCATCCATAATATAATCTTCTTCAGTTAAAATTATAGCATAATTTAAATCTGCCATAAGAATCCTTTTCATATGATCTAAAAAGAATTCATTATCTATTTCTTCACCATATAATGTCCAACAAAAACGATTTTTGTACAACTCCCATAAACGATCTACATCTTCTTCATAAGATTGCATAGTATCAGAGTCTTTCCAAAGATCTGATACTAACCATCTTCTTGATTTAGCATAGTTATTTGTGGGTGGTAAATCGCAATATTGAGACATAGTATATCCTTTTTAATAATGGGCCTTCTGGGACTTGAACCCAGGACGACTCGTTTATGAGACGAGTGCTCTGACCAACTGAGCTAAAGGCCCAAATGTTACAAGTTAAGTAGAAAAGGCAGGGGTAACTCAACTTGCAACACTCGCACATAAGGAGGTACTTTTTATATCTAACATGTATAGTTTATATGTCAACATTCTTTAATTACTATTTTAAAGTAATGTTCTAAGTGTACAGATTCATACATGTAGTTTGTGTTCCATTCAGATAATGTTATGTCAAAATTATTATTAAAATAATTTTGAGCATCTTGCTTTGAATAAAATGTTAAAGATTCATTTTCAAAAGATTGTATTTCTGTTTCGTTTATTTCATTATCTACTTTTTCTAATAAGTAAAGTTTATACATTTTCTTTAGGCCATTTGTTTTCTGGGCATTTAGTAATCGATAATGCAGCTTTTAATAATAAGAAACAACCGCATTTTTTGCAACGATTAAGTTGTGAATCCCAATATTCACAAGTTTGACATATTTTTATTCTTTCTTTGTATCTTTTTTTACTTACTAGATCTTTCATATTTTACCTTTCAATTGAATTATAAGTTTATAACAAATATAATTAGTAATCACTATATAAAGGAGTAATAATATGGATTTTTCACCTGAAACATTAAAAATGATAGAGTCTGCAGGTCCTTGGGTAGTTGCTTTTACAGTTGTAGGTACATTATTTATTAAACAATATTTTGGTTTTAAATTGAAAAAGCTGGACGAAGATAATGAAATAGAAAAATTACGTATTACACAAGGAGAAAAAGATTATAGTGAAATGCAAAACAAAATAAATGATTATGATAAATTAACTGAAAAGTTAAAAGAAAGATTAGATGATATTGAAGAACGTATTATCGATATTTTATCTAAACTTACTTAACTCATTAGTATAAATTTCCATTCTTGTGCTTTGCCCATTTATTATCTTTTTTAACATATTTTCATGACTTTGTAATTTATCTAAATTCTCATTAATTACTTCATTATTCTTTTTATGATTTATACTTAAATTATCTAATATAACTTTAACTCTTTGCAACATGAAAGAAACCAAATGAAAAGAGTCTTCCCAAATGACTCTTTCTGTAGAGGAATGACTCATATCTCTTTCATGCCATAAAGATACATTTTCAAAAGATACAGCAAGATTGCTTCTTACTAATCTTGCTAGTCCGCATAAATTTTCACTTAATATAGGATTGTTTTTGTGAGGCATAGCAGATGAACCGCATTGATATTGACTTTTTATTTCTGAGATTTCATCAATACCAGATAAAGCAGATAATCTAATTTGTGTAGCAAATCTTTCTATAATTGAAGCAGTTTTAGTTAATGCAACCATAAAGTCTATATATTCATGACGAGGTATAACTTGAGTTACAATCTTAGGGATTTTAAGATCCCAAGATTGTATAAATCTAGTTTGACCAGGCCACTTATATTGACCTGTAGGTCCATGTGCTTTGCCTTGTAAACTGTCGGCAGCTCTTTTTAATTCTTTCTTACATGTCTTTAGTTCATTTAAAAATAAAAGCAATCTATTGTGTAGATGAACTATCTCTGCATATTGACCATGAGTTCTACCAGCAATTTGACCAGGCCATTTATAATTTTCATTAAGTATTTTATCTATTAATTTAATGACCCAATCTAAACACGATTTAATTTGATAACTAGAAATAGTATCTAATACATCGCTAGATGTTAATCCATAATGTAAATATTTTGCTAGTTCATAATTATCTTCTAAATGTAAATCAATATATTTGAGTACAGCAACTAATTCGTGTTTAGTTTCTTTTTCAATTTGTTTTATTTCACTTACTGAAGCTTCTATATCAACTTCAACAGGCTTTCCTAGAAAATATTCTAAATATCTCAAGCTGTAACTTATATAAAGACTATATCTAATTTTATCTCCCCATAAGCACTTTACTAGAGGATCAGAATATCTTTCAATCATTTAACCACTTCCAATCAATATCATTAGTTTTAGATGCACTATAAAATACCTTTTTTACATCTTTACAATAAGCATAAATCAATGCTTCCACTTCAGGAAACATTGATTCTTTATCACATACAAATAAATTAGTATTATAAAAGTAACAACAAGCATCTAGTTTTTCTAAAATGTCCCATTTGTTAATTACTACATGAGTAGTGCCAGTAGCATTAATACTGTGAATCAAACGACTTACATCAAGAAAACGTATCTGACGTTTTCTTCCTGTAGTTACACCAAATTCATGACCTGTTTTTTGTATGTCTTCATAAATGTCTTCAAATGAAAAATTAAAACCTTTTTGCTTTTTCAATACCCCCATATCATCCATTAAGTAATCAAAATAAGGATCTTTACCTGATCTGGTTTCATAGCATTTTGCAACACCAATAATGTTGCGGATTTTCTTAGGTGAAAATCCAAAACTAGCTGCTGCAAATGCAGGAGATATGTGACTACTTGTTACATAAGGGTATTGTCCATGATAAATATCAAGGTAAAAACCTTGTGCACCTTCAAGTAACATGTTGTCAACTGTTAATGGAGGTGGTAAGTATTGCTGATTATTGCTTTCATTAGTTCTGTTGTAAAAATCACTATAAGCAGGAGCAATACCAGATGAAGTGCTGCCTTGCATTCCTGCATGAAAGTTTCTGTCAACCTCAATATGTCTATTTTTTATAGGGCAAATGTTTCTAGCAACATGCAAAAGATTTTTAACATTTAAATCTTCTATAGCATTTACTTCTTTAATTTCTTTATTTAGTTTGTGAAAGTCAACAGCAGAACCTGGACCAATAAGTCCTCTTTGTCCGTAGACGACAGAGGATGGTAATTGATGTAATGCATAATGTGCGCCATTCTCTTTATGTATAGAATGACCAGCATTTGGTCCACCATTAAATCGCGCTGTTATATCATAATTTACTTGACTAAGAACACCAGCTGTTATTTTACCTTTACCTTCATCACCATACTGTAAACCAATTACAGCATCTACATTATTGTTAATATACATTTTTAATCCTTATTATTAAAATAGTCATCATGTTCCATCATACCTTGAACTTCTTCCCAGCTATCAGCTTCTGGATAACCAACAGCAGCAGCTGCTTGTTTTTTTGAAGCATACTCTTTTGCTTGTTTAATATCTCTATTTGAGTCCCAAGTATTTAAATAAAGATAAATTCCATTATATCCGTCAACTTGATAACGAATACAATGTTTTAAACCAAATTCATGACATGCATTGGTAAATTCATAAGCAAGCTTAGTTTTGTTGTTAGTATGATTTAATTCTTTTCCGTTTCGCAAAACGCCTTTTTTAAACATAATGCAGTAAATGCCTCTAATAATATAAACAACTTGTAAATGTTCTTTATAAGGGCCAGATTTTTTTTTAATAAAATTATTTGCAAAATTACTATGAATATTACTTAAAACTACAGATTCATTATTCATCTAAGTCTCCTAAAAATAATGCAAGCATCCATGTAAATGATACTTGTGAAAAACAGATTAATACTTTAGTGAACCAAAGCTCACTAACAAAATACAGATAACAAAAGGGTATGCTAACCCAAAAACTTGTACAGACTATACAACTTAACATTTCGTTTAAAAATGAACTTTTTTCTTGTAAAAAAGATACTGGTTTAGACAATAACTTTGATTGAGTTATTGTCCACGCAATTCCATAAATACCAAATACAAAGATAATATAGTCTAATAAAGCCATGATTAATTAACTTTCTCCCAATAAAATGGGTATTGTTCTTGATGCGTTTCTTCAAGCCAACAATTAGCTTGATGGAGTTGTTCATCTAAAAATTGTTTTAAATCGTTAGAAAAAGGTAAAGATAAGTCATTAAATAATTTTAAAAATAAAGTAGGATCAACTAAAGAATATAAAATAGAACTTTTTTCTAAAGTTATTAATTGTAATTGTTTAAAATAATTATTTAAGAAATTATTTAAATCTTCTTCGTATTTTTCAACAATTAAAAAATTGTTATTTTCTTTTTTTTCTTTTGCAAGGTAATGAAGAAAAATCAAATCATTTGTTTTTAAGTTTATTTCTTGATTTAAAAATATAAGTTTTTTTAAAATATAATTTTTAAATAGTTTACTTTTTACTTCCTTCAACATTATTTATTTCTCTTTCTAAATACCACGCGGCTTTTTTTAAATCTTCTAAATGATTTTCTTTCAAACCTGCACGACATGTATACTTAATAACATTGCCTAAATTAAAATTAAGGCCCCAGGCCTCAATTGCATCAATAGCTTCTATACCACTATCACTACGATAATGATTAGGATGATCTACTTTATTCGACATAATAAGTTGTTTCTCTAATCCAATAATCATTGTTAGGATGACCTTGAATCATATCATGAAAAGAAACAATTACTTTTTCATCTTTATATTCATATCTATTATAACCTATTAAATGATCATCATTGGGAGTGCCTTGAAGAAAATCATATTTATTTTCTCGAATTACACGATAGTTTAAATCATACTCACATTTATTTAAGTAAGTAATATTGTCTTCTTCACTTATTAAATAATCAAATGTTTCATAGTGTTTTAATGGATAAAAACAACTAGTTACAGAATATAAAAATGTATAATCATTTTTTTCCTGCAAATCAGATTGATCTGCGCATCCAATTAAAAAAAATATTAATAAAATTAAAAACTTCACTCTTTCCACCAATCATCAAATGCACCGAATTCAATTTGTTCATATAAATTAACAGGAATACTACCTATACACTTATAACTAAACCATTCGCCACATAACCTAAATAAACTCAAAGCATCATGTAAATAACTCTCAAGATGACCCATGTTCTCAAAAACATGGATCATTCGCAATTTATTAGGATTACCAGTTTGCAATTGTTTTAACCTTTTATAAGGGTGAATTGAGCGGCCTATCTTTATTTTTCCTTCTAAATTACTCTGAATTATATACAAATGTTTTAACTTCATAACAAATACATTCTCTTTATTTAAAATAACTTTGAGTATATATTACTGTTTTATCTTCTTTTCAAGGATATTAATTATATTAATAACTCTATTAACACCTTGTATAAACTCTTTAGATTGTTTACTTGATTTACTTAACCTATAAAGCTCATTTCTTGCTTTTAATAAAACCTCTTTATCTGAAACTGTTTGTATTGATTTTAAATAACTTGCTCGTTCTTCAATATAATTCCAATAGTAAGAAGGATTATTGTAATAATTTCTTTTTATATCTCTATAAGACTCATTTATCTTTTCTGAGTTATTTGGATAGTGTTTTAATTCAAGTTTAATTAAATCTTCTACCAAGCTTATAAATTTATTATATGTTTCTTTTTTGCTTTTCTTTTCATAATAAATATTAGACATACCTATTACTTCTACATCATCTACGCTAACACCCAGTACAGCTGCTTTTAAGAATATAATAATACAATGAAAAATAGATATAATAAATGCAATTAAACCTAAAAAAATAGTAGGAGGAATTACTAAAATAAAAGTTAAAACAAATAGTGACCAAATGAAACTTAATAGCCAAACATAACCTTCAAAATCATTATATAACATTTCAGAATAGTCTGATTGAGACAAATCAAAAAGAATGTATAAGAAAACAGTAAATAAATATGTTCTTTCAAGTGTTATTTCATTAGTTTTTTTTAATAAAAAAAGTAAACTTGAAATCAAAAACATCATAATAATCCAAATTGTAATCCAATTATTATAATCTTTTAAATAATCAAAAAAATAACTCATATTAGCTTTCTATTTTTGTCTTAGAATGTACTACAATTACCCTTACTTCCCTATTGTGAGTTTCATGACAATACTTTTTGCTATCACTAAAAGCTAATGAAAAATTATCATATATGTGATTCTTACCAGTAATTGGATTTTTAATCATCCAATTATCTAACAAAATTCCATTTAAATATTCTTGTGCTAATAAATAATACATTAGACATTTTTCGCAGCATCAAAATAACGATGTAAACTCACGTCTTTTACTCGACGTGCGGGTTTTTTTTCTTTCTCAATATTACGATACCAAGTTATAAATCCTGGTAACCCCAAACTCTTTACAAATCGAGGCATTTCATTAGTTACCTTATGTGCAGAATTAAAATTATTTTTGTCTATATTCTTATATCCTAACTTCTTAGCATATTTAATACTTTCTTCTAATGTCTCAGGAATAATAATCTCCTTAACTTCAGGAATAACTTCTACAACAGTTTTCTCCTCGTCAAACAATTGGCTAGCTGCATTCAAAGCAGCTAGCAATTTAGGAAATGTAATCTCTCCTTGAAAGCTTACACTGTTTCCATTCTCTTCTAATGTAATGTTACATCTCATAATGTTTTCTATCCTTTCGAAAAATAGAACAAACCATTCGTTTGATTCGAATGATCTAAAGTTAATGTGTATTAAAATCGCGCGCCCCTTTTTCTTTTTATAAGAACCACTTAGATTTCAATAACTTACGAAAAATTAATAATTACAATTAAACTTAAAGCAATAACTAAAATCACTCACTCTTGTAAACGATTCATAATTAATGCCTTGCAATTGTAATAAACCATAGATGAAATGCCATTCTCCTAAAGAATGGCATTTTAATTCACAATTTAAAAACTTCAATAAATACAATTGATTATCTCCAATAATTAATAAAACAACATAATACTCAAATAAACTTAACTAGTGCTTTAATAAGGTATATAGGGTTTTAATAAGGTTCAATATAGGGTTTTAATAAGGTA